TTTTGGTTGCACTAAGTCCAATCATAGTGTATATAATATAGACAGTCTAAATATGATAATACATAGGAGTTAATCATGGCGGTACTAGCCTTAGACATTTCGGGTATTCCAAGAACATGGATTTCCCACGATGACGCGATCAGCTACCACGCAAAAGATTTGGTAGCTTGGACGCTCGGTGATATCGTCGCTAGATACCACGGTGGCGTCCAAAAAGACGGTACCCGTAGCTACCTTGAAACTCCTAGCATCATCGCGGTCAAGGGCCATGGCTTTGATTTCCGCAAGCATAACAGAGTTATCCTATCTAATAAGACATTGTTTGCCCGTGATCGTAACATCTGTGCATACTGCGGTGGAAACTTCAGTCACACGAAGTTGAGTCGCGATCATATTGTTTCGAAGTTTCACGGTGGTGAAGACACGTGGATGAACGTAGTTACAGCTTGTTATAGTTGCAATCAACAAAAGGGTTGCAAGACATTGAAGGAAGCACGTATGGAACTACTGTATGTCCCATACGCACCAAACCACTACGAACATTTGCTATTGCAAAATCGTCATGTTCTTGCAGATCAGATGGAATATCTGATATCAGGTGTTCCTAAGCATAGTAGACTACTGATCAATTAGCAAAATATTTTGACTGTGTTTTGCTCTTGTAAATATCTTTATGATGAGTTTGTTCCTTGGTAGCACAGTTGGTAGTTGCGTCGGACTGTTAATCCGAATGTCGTTGGTTCGAGCCCAACCCAAGGAGCCAAAATTTAATGCCCGTATAGCACAGTTGGTAGTGCGCCACACTTGTAATGTGGAGGTCCGGGGTTCGAACCCTCGTGCGGGCACCATTTTTTCGATAGAGTCCAGGTAGGCCGGGTGAGTGTATTTAAGGTTGCGTCAAAGTGTGTGAGTCGGGAACCCAAGCATGTCACACCGCATTCATTTCGGATAAAAATTCTCCTCCCGAACTATCGAAAAACTTCTTGACATACTATCATCAGTTTGATATGTTATAGAATGAAGTGAAGGGAATACTACAATGACATTAGTTCTTACTGACCAGGAAATTGATATTGTTCTGTATACGCTATTAAAGCAGGCAGACGAGTTGATGGTCGAACAAGATAAATATTGGCATACTGGAAACACTCTGCGAGCCGCAAATATTCTAAAGACTCGTCGTCGTCTAAATTCGGCTATTGCCAAGATTCGGCAACATTCTGATCGTTCAGTGGGCACGAATTATTCTTTCTATGTGTAACATCATTGACTCCTTAGCTCAGCTGGATAGAGCCACATACTTCTAATATGTAGGTCGCTGGTTCGAATCCAGCAGGAGTCGCCATTTTTTACTGAGAGGTAAAACGGTACTAAATATATATCTACGTTGTTTAACGGGGAATTAGCTCATTTGGTAGAGCGTCTGATTTGCATTCAGAAGGTGACCAGTTCGATCCTGGTATTCTCCACCAAAAATTATCTCGGTGTAGCGCAGCCTGGTAGCGCATCTGGTTTGGGACCAGAGGGTCGCAAGTTCGAATCTTGCCACCGAGACCAAAATAAGGCCCGAGTGGCGCAGCGGTAGCGCAACTCCTTTACACGGAGAGGGTCGGCGGTTCAATCCCGTCCTCGGGTACCATTCTTAAAAAACTACAGATATTTAATATCTGTAGTTTTTGCTTTTTTGATAAATACTCTACTGTCTGACAGTAAAATTGAAAGAAAGGTTTATGAGTTGGCTGACGTTCACAAACACATCCTTGTTACAGGATACCTAGAAAATGCTCCAAAAGAAGACTATGTTAGTTTTTTGGAAGATTGGTTTTTGCGATTAGTCGCAGCAGTTGACATGGAAGTGTTTATCGCTCCAACCTGTAAATGGTGCAATGATGAAGGTAACGAAGGTGTTACCGGTATCGTGGGCATCACGACTAGCCATTCTAGCATTCATTTCTGGGGCGGCACTCCTGCCTTTTACAAGTTCGATTTATATTCGTGCAAAAACTTCATGCTTGGTGATGTAGCAGGTATGCTCAAGGAATTAGGCACCACAAAGTTTGCATATACGATTGTTGACAGAACCGATGATGAACATCCTGTCATTGATTCAGGCGTCGTAAACTTCTCTTAAACTGTGTAGGTATGATGTTAGCGGTAGCATGTTGGTCTCCAAAACCAAACGCCTGGGTTCAAATCCTAGTACCTATGCCAACTATCTTTAAAAATAATCTCGCAAACTAAAATTAGTTATTGACATTACCCTGATCATGTCGTATATTGAGAACATAGAGAGAGCAGCGATGAGCTTTCTATGTTCTTTGACATTGTTAGACATATTTTACATTCAATGTGTGAGCGTGGCGGAATTGGTAGACGCACCGGACTTAGACATAATTTGAGTGCCTTCGGGGAAACCCGTAGAGTAGAACTCGTCAAATTCGGGGAACCCTGTAAGATGGCAATCCCGAGCGAAGCTTAGATAGAAATATCTTTGAACGTGTAGAGACTAGACGGCGAGCACCTAAAGCAAAAGCAACGGTGAAGGTATAGTCCAGACCACAAACTGCGAAGGTAGCGAAAGCTATAGTGGTAAGAAAATCCGTTGGAGTACTCCGTGGGGGTTCGAGTCCCCCCGCTCATACCAAAACTAACACACCGTTCGGGCTACCATTTCAACTTGACAAGGAGCTAAACATGGATAATGTGATTCACGTAGACTTCAGTAATAAAGCCAATGAAGAAAGGCTAACCATGTCAGCACTGGATTATTACCTAGACGGTCTTAGGACACTGGGTCTTGATGAAGATGACGTACTTGATGTAGCAGATGCTATTAATAGTTACGACGAATATATAACAGCCGATGATGTTGTGCAAAAGTTTGCAGACGGTTGGTTGAAAAATCTACTTTAGTAATGTAGTTATTTCACTTGACACCAAATAACGCGCTGTTAGCTCAACGGTTAGAGCGTCGGACTCATAATCCGCAGGTTGGGGGTTCGAATCCCTCACGGCGCACCATTTTTAACGAGAGACAATCATGCCCGTATCTTGGAGAAAGCTCAAAAAAGAAATCTCCATTGAACTAGACAAATATGATAACGTGTTTGTCATGGTATCAGGCGGTGTTGATAGTATGGTTCTTCTGGACCTAGTAAGAAAAATCCGTTCAGACACCATCGCGATTCATTTCAGGCACATGATCCGTTCATCTGACTTCAGCGACATGAATGTAGTTATCTCGTATGCACAAACATACAATCTTAGATTCTACTCAGGGTATGGCAACGGTTTAGCTAATATTTCCAACCAAGAGCATGAGGCAAGGAAACAAAGATGGAAATTCGTTGACGACACGTTAAGTAACTTTTCTGGGAAAAATGTAGTACTAACTGCACATCATTATGATGACAATTTAGAGCAATACTTCATGGCTTCCATGCGAGGTTCTAAGAATCTGGTCATGCAGAAGCTATCAGAAACAGAAAAGAATTATGTCAAGTATAAGCCTCTCTTAGAGGTAGAAAAGGCAGATTTAATTTACACTGCACTATCTAACAAACTTGAATGGGTAGAAGACGAGACCAACATGTTGAACTGTCATGAAAGAAACGTACTTAGAAATAAAATCATTCCGGAAATGATGAAGATCAGAAATATCAGAAAGTCTATGCGACCACTAATTGAAGGACTTTCTTTAGTTGCCGAATGTGATTAAATAAATATTAATATGGAAGCGTGGGTGAGCGGTTCAAATCCTCTCGGGCGCACCAACTTTCTTATGGTTAAACGCACTTATTTGCTGTTTATTTGCAATAAAGCATAAATAGTAGTAAGGAGATTACTATGAAGTGTCAGTATTGTGAACGAGAAATATCAAATAAGGGTTCGCTAACGGCTCACGAAATGAGTTGCAAGAACAATCCTAACCGAATAAAGCATAAGCATTCTCCAAATGCAGGTGCTAAAAAGGGAACAGTTGCTTGGAACAAAGGAAAGCACGATGAGGCCAAAATTTCTGCTCGTAGAAAAGACATAGTTGAAAATGGTAAATTAAGCGATTATTGTGAAACAGTAGCTAGGAGGCATGCAAGAGCGTACTTAATAGAAGAAACTGGGAATAAGTGCAGTATGTGCGGAACCGAAGAGTGGCAAGGTCAGCCGATTCCGCTAGTATGCGATCATATCTCCGGAGATAGCACTGATAATAGAATTGAGAATTTTAGATTAGTGTGTTGTAACTGTGATGCACAGCTACCTACTTACAAAAGTAAAAATAGAGGCAACGGTAGAGCGTATGACCGAGAATACAGACAGAAAAAGTCTGCGGCTAAAGTAGCTACATAAATATTAATACGGAAGCGTGGTCGAGTTGGTTTATGGCACCGCACTTGAAATGCGATGAACCTGAAAGGGTTCCGTGGGTTCGAATCCCACCGCTTCCTCCAACATAATATACGGGGGAATGTCCCGAGCGGCAAAGGGGGCGGACTGTAAATCCGCTGCGAAAGCTTCGTAGGTTCGAGTCCTACTTCCCCCACCAATATTGTTCGTATGAAATCAAGGAAAGACAATGCCTGGATACTATCTTTTTCTAGACGATATTCGTTGCCCAAACGATGTGCTTTGGGTACAGATTCCCCGTGACCATGTCTATGAGGTTGTTCGTAGTTATGACGAATTCGTTGATTGCATCATTAATAACGGTATTCCAAACTTTGTCACGTTCGACCATGACCTAGCTGATGAACACTATGTAGCAATGCTTCAAGAGTGTGAAGGTAAGGAACATGTAGACTATGGTGTTGAAAAATCAGGTTACGATTGTGCTAAATGGTTGGTACATCATTGCGCTGAAATAGGGTTAATGTTTCCCAACTATATGGTGCATTCAATGAACCCGATCGGAAAAGAAAGAATTGATGCTTACATCGTGAATGCAAAAAAGCATCTGAATATCTAGGAGGGTTGCCAGAGTGGCCGAATGGGCTGGTTTGCTAAACCATTGTACCTTTCAAAGGTACCGAGGGTTCGAATCCCTCACCCTCCACCATATGGCATAAATAGTGTATCAACCTTGAGGATACTATTTATGGATAGTCGTACAGACATGCGAAAACTAATCTCGATCTGTGAGGGTATTCATACCCAAGGCCCAGATCAAAGAGCACCCGATACTTTTCCAGTATCTGGTGAATTTGCGCGTGATAAGCGGACAGATTATCCGCGTTATGGTTCTCCTGAAACAAATCAAAAAAAGCACCAAATCGCGACTGAACTAGCGGCGGCGTGGGCCCAAATAGAGGATCAGATCAGAGGTACTTCTTCTCACGAACAGATCACTAAACTTGAGAAGCAAAAAGCAGAGCTATCAAACATCGCGAGAAAACACGAGATCGGCAATATTCTGACCTACATCATTTCGGCGCGGGCGGCCAGACTGCAACGCAGAGATAAAACAGAATCAATCGACCCGATCTATGAAGGCTGGGATGATGACGACGAATATGAGAAAGAGCCAATGCTCAAGCTTGATCTCAAAAATATCCCAATCAATTTGGGACTTTACGGACCTAAAAAAGCACAGAAAATTGTATACAAAGGGGTACGTGGTCTCATTGACGGGACGATTGATGAATACGATTTTCGTGACTGTGAACGCGCCTTCCGTCAAGCGTGTGATCTACTCGACAATCATGGCCTGATCCCATTGATCCGTTCTGCTAAAGTAGAATTTTTCGAATTGCCCACCGATAGTACTGGAATAGCTCCGATGTTAGGTTTTGGACGGATATGGGTAGACAGCCGAAGGCCTGCGGCAGATATGGCCGAGACGGTCATTCATGAATTGGGCCACATTCTACACCAGAGCGTCCCGAGTTCATTCTTCCCGTCGCTGATCAAATATTTTTCTCTTTCGTGGTCAAAGAACGGAGACGATTGGTTCCCGACTGATTACGCCCGCACCAATACTTTAGAATTTTTCGCCGAACTCTTTACCGCATATGTATACGATGAACTAAGTGGGCCACAGCAAGCTTGGATGGACAAGTTCGTCAGGCGCTATCTTTGGTGGAGACGCTAAACAATCGGTTGTTTAGCTGCTTGTTAGTGGTGACTTCATAAGGATATCAAGTATATGATGTTCCAAAGGATTCGTCGTGTATGCGAAACGAGATGCGATGATGCAAAAGTTCAACAAGCTAGCTGAGACCTTCGAAAAAGGTTGACATTGGTTACCCGTTTTGCTATATTGAATCATAGAGATTGAATAGAGCAAAGGAACGATACATGAGCGATTCGGTACATGAATTAGCTGCCGCAATGCGGACAGTGACTGATCTTCGCAACACCAAAGCACATCGTAACACGCTCAACGCAGCAATCAAGCGTCTTCGTAAAGTGGCGATTGAATGTGATACTAGGCATGGTATTGAGGATCCTAAAAATTGGGCATCTGACTATCTCGTAGCAGTTAGTAGCGGCCATCTTTGGTATGAACGACATGCCAAAATCGCAGCAGATTTTGCATCGTATACTTAAGAATAATGCACCGGTGGCAGATTGGGAATGCGGTGGACTGCAAATCCGCTTCGTAAGTAGAGTAGGTTCGATTCCTACCCGGTGCTCCAAATACTAAACACCTCGGTACCGATTGAAGTCACCTGATGACATAGGGCGAATCGGCTAAGAGAATGCATGTGTGACTGCCGATATACGTTTGGTAAAGACAAAGAAATTTTGGGCGCATAACTCAGTAGGTAGAGTGTCTGACTCTTAATCAGAATGTCGCAGGTTCAATTCCTGCTGCGCCCACCAAACATTAGAAAGGAGGAGAAAATGTCTGGATTAGTATTAGCTAAAACGGGTAAGAGATATACTCGTCAAGAATGGGTGAGTATGGATCCTGAGGAACGAGAACTTCTCCTGAGTAGAAACGGTCCTGCCTATACAGACGAAGCGTGGAAAAAGCATTACGGCAATAGAAAGAAAAATAAATGAAGTATAAGATGTACGCTATCTTTGCCCTTGAATCGGTAAAGAAAATGAACGGCATACGTGGCAAACTTGCTTCGATGAGCGGACATGCTTACCTGCACGCTTATTGGGATGCTATGAAGTCTGGTCCTGTAGGAGATCCTATGAGATTCCTAGATCAGGCTAGAGCATATCGTGAAAGCGACCATGCATATAAGATCACTCTGATCGTAGATACGGTTGATGAGTTGAAGGCATTGCAAGAAGCATACAAGAATGTATGCGGAACCAGTCTTGTAACGGACGCGGGCTTCACGGTATTTGATGAACCGACCACGGTTTGTCTTGGCATCGGCCCGATTCGTGAAGACTTCATCGGTGATGACATCAAGTCATTGAAGACCTTCTGCTAAGGTACACTAAAGTAAATTGTCACGCTCGAACTCTAGTATAATAAAGGTCGATTAGCTTAGAAGTAAAGCACCCGCCTGATAAGCGGGAGACGGTAGGGGCGGTACCTACATCGACTACCAATCTTTATATCATTGGTATAGTTAGGTAGAGTATCTGACTTTTAAATCTAAGCTAGGTTAGTGTTAGCGGTTAGCACACGAGTTTGTGGAACTCGGTGGATTGGTTCAAATCCAATACCTAGTACCATTCAATGACAGTATAGCTCAGTTGGTTAGAGCGTTGGCCTCATACGTCAAATGTCGTTAGTTCGAGTCTAACTACTGTCACCAAACTTACCCAAAGCGATTGACTATCGTATTGTAGTATCGTGTAAAAAGATAATGCCGGTGTAGCTCAGAGGAAGAGCGTCCGCCTGTCACGCGGAAGGTCGGGGTGTCGCAATCCCTCATCGGCGCCATTTTTAATACCCAAAACACTGTACAACAGTGATCGTTTATACTATAGTGAGAAAATAGAAACAAAGGAAACACAAATGAAGATCAATCTACGCAAGGCCAACGCTATTCAAGTAGCGATCAACGAAACTATCAAGGGCCTTGAATTCAATGCTTTTGCTAGCATCAACGAGTTCCAAGACGCTGCTAATGAGATTAGTGCCGCATCTGCGAAGTTTTCTCGCAACCTCGCTCGGCGTATTGCTTTGCTTGATGCCCTTTACGAGATTCGTAAGGCTGTTGCGTCGGCAAATGATAGCACAGGCATCGATAACCGTCTTGCTGACGTTGCTCGCCTTGAAAAGGACCTTCAGTTCTACAGCACGTATGCAAAGGCTTCGGTCATTACCGATTCCGCTGTGATTTACGGCAAGCTAGAAAAGATTCGTACCCGCAAAGAAGATGCTTATTCTTACCGAGACGAGAAGGTCGACACTTCTATCTTTAACGAAAGTGTGCTTGAAAGTTTCAAGGGTATCGTGGCTTCTACTAAGAAGCAGAAGCAGAAGTTGCAGGACGAACTCCTCGAGTTGAACGTCCGCACTGAAATTGAGTTTTCAGATGCAACTGTTGCTACGCTCACTAACGAGAACATTCTCTAAGGGGGCATATTGTTGGTCTAACCGACGTTAAGGTAGATCACAATCATCGATGAGTTTGGTAGTTATGCAGGTTAGACTCTTAGAGTACCTGTAAACTACCCGGAAGGAAAAGAGAGACGAGAGTAGGCACTTACGTTTCAGTAATGAAACATTGATCAGGCGCTTGAAACGCTCCATACTAGCATGAGTCAAACCTATTTTGTTGCACATTGTGGTTTGAGCATAAGTTAGTTTTGCACGTTGTCGCTTGTAAGTTGTTTGACGGGTTGTTCTTGTATGAGACACCGATGCAGATTGCACAGTCTATCACTTACTTTTTTCCTTCTGTGTTTTTTTTAATAATAGGCAAAATAGTTCTTGACATTGAGGTCAAGAACAAGTATATTAAGTAAATTTTGAAATTAATGCGGGTAGTTGCGTAAGGGGGACGCATCAGATTTCCAATCTGATCCGAAAGGCCGGAGTTCGACTCTCCCTATCCGCTCCAAAATTAGACACATTATATGAAACATTCCGGGGACGGCATATAGTGTATACATGGTGAACTGCTGGTAGAACCGATAAATGACTGATCCAGTCTTGCAGGGCCCATGTGTCTAGAAGTTAATGCGGGTGTAGCTCAGTGGTAGAGCCCTTCGTTGCCAACGAAGCTGTCAGCGGTTCGAATCCGCTCACCCGCTCCAAACATTAGTATAAATACATTTGTGTTAATAATCAGCTACCAAGGTATATATGACGGGCAGAACTTTGAGTCTGCTAACACCCCGGGACAGATAGGCAAAGCCTTCAATAACGGGTTTTCCTGCATGGTTGATGTATGGAGATTTAATGATAAACTCTATCTTGGTAGAGAGAATGATTGGGTAGAAGTCACTGATCGTTATCTACAAGGCAATCGATTTTGGCTTAACTGTCAAAATCAAGATGCATATGACTATCTACTAGCACAGCCTAGAAAGCTATACCCTAACGTGTTCATATTCAGCAATGTTGCTACAGAAGCAAGCCCGACAGTCTCTACTGGAGGCCAAACTATCGTTCCTGGAAACGTGCCTATTGACAACAACAGTGTTGTTTATTTGCCTGAGATTGTAGATAGAGGCATGCTTAGCACTGTTAAATTGCGTTGTTATGGTATAACTAGTGTATACTGTACATTCATTAAGAGAATACGCAATGAAGGGCAATGGTACTAAAATTCAAACCTACAATATGCATTCTTGTCGCTCATTTCTGATTTTTCCCAGTCACTAGCTAACATAAATCCAGCAGCCTGATATGTTTTCCAACTAGAATATTTTGGATAACTCCAGCACATTGTTGCATTTTCGTTTTTAGCCCATGCGATAGTTGCCTTCAATAATGCGATTCCTATACCCTGCCGCCTAAATTCGGGAAATACGTATAATCCCCTAGAACGATACCCATCGTTATGTTTAGTATAGTGTCCGCTGTTCACGCCAACTAGTTCATTGTTCACGAAGTAACCAAGAAAAGTTGGACTACTCTCCATATTTTCGTAAGAATATCCTCCTAAAAAACACATGGCGCTAGTAGCCGTGATCTCACTAACTCTATTTGGCCATAGATCGTTTTTCCATATAGGAAGTATTTCTGCAAAAGATATTGATTTGATATCATTCGTGGAGTACATGCATAAATTATTTATAGCATTCAGTGAGACAAAGATAAATAAATCTATGATAGAAATACTTAAACAGAGACTCCAGGATTTAAAAGATGCTGCCGCTCCTCTATCCGAAGAGGAAAGAGATGTTAGGTACGACATTTGTAAGTCATGCGAACATTTCGTTTCATTGACTACTCAGTGTACTCAATGCAAGTGTATTATGGCGGCGAAAACATATCTTCCCTTTGCAGAATGTCCTGTTGGCAAGTGGAATAAAGTAAAAAGAAATCAGCAGGGATAATAGGGATTAACTACAATGCAACAATATATTATTGACTTTGTTAATAGTGCTACAGCCGCAGACATCAACTCATACTTAAATTCGTGCGGAGCATCTATAATCAAGAGCTTCAATGCGTTCGAAAAAGTAGTACTAGTAGAATGTTCAGAAGTCCCGCCTGCTAGTGACATCGTAGAACATATTAAAGATGATGATCACACCAATCACATCAAACTGTTGACTACTATTCCTATCCAAATGCCCGTCCTTCCTGCTGAAGGCAGCAAGACAGTTCAAACTAGCGATCAAAAAGATTGGTGGAAAGTTTATAGTGGGTCTGTAGTAGACTTAGATGCTCCTAGCTTCCAGCTTCCATTAAGCGGCGCCGGGGCAGTCGTATATCTACTAGACAGTGGGATCAAGCTGGATCATCCAGAATTCCAAGGTGCAGATATCGAATGCTTGTACTCACTCACTGACGACTTCGTTGATAGAAAAGGTCACGGTACTGCTCTTGCAAGTGTGATCGTAGGTAAAACTTGCGGAATCACTAATGCAAAACTCAAAGTAGTTAAGTTGTTTGATACTGAAGTTCCTACTAGACTCAGTGATTTCTTGGGTGCAATGGACGCGGTATACAACGACTTCGCGACAAACACCTCGTATGGTATAATGAATTGTAGCTGGGCAATTGCAAGAAACGAATACATCGAAGCAAAGATGCAGACCTTGTTCCGAGCAGGAATACAGATCGTGGTTGCTTCTGGAAACGATGGGTCTGACATCGGTGATGTAACTCCTGCAGCAATGCCCGAATCAATCGTAGTCGGGGCATACAATTCTTCTCTATTACCGTGTGACTTCTCAGATTATACCGGAACATCAGCCATTAGCGTAACGTCAGGTAGTACTAACGGCGGCAAGCTTTCGGGATGGGCACCCGGAGAAGATATTTACGCTGCTAAATTAGATGGAAGTTGTGGCTTTTCTTCCGGAACTTCGATGTCAGCAGCTATTCATTCTGCGATCATCGCATATAACGTAGCATTGCCTCCTTTTCAGTTTGATGATACGGTTAATGCGATCTGGAATAATGCAACAAGAAACAATGTATCGTTTCTTGCTAAAAGAGGGTTATTGTTATTAGATGATCCTAAATATCAAAATTCTCCTAATTTGGTTAGCCTTTTGATCACAGACATGGTTAGCCCTTACGATGCACAAGGATCGGAACCATTGCTGTTCGCTGCAATATTTGCGGGAGCACCAGTCAGAGTAACCTTATTCAATCCCATGACCGTTTCTTCTGTTACCTTGCATGATCCTCTGCCAAACGGATTAATCATCAATAATTATGGAATTTTGAGCGGATACATTGAATCGGTAGAAGGGGAGAAGGAAGAGCATACGGTTTCGTTGAGTGTAACTGACGTAAACGGGAATACCAGTGATGGGATCCTCAAAATCGTAATTCTGAAAATTTTACCTATACACAATGTATCTTATGCTGTAAATCCTATCATTCCTTATCAGTTGAACCTTAACAATTGTGATAACGTGGCCATACCTTGTACCTTCGGGGGCCCCGAAAATTGTGCAGGGCGATTTTGCGACTTCTCGCAGGAGTGTGCATGTAATCCTCCAAAAGCTGGACAATGTGGATGCCAATGATGTAACTATGCATGATTGGGTTAAGATCGATAGCAAACTATTAGATTTCACGGTTACTAAATTTAAAGAAACCGTGAAATCACCATTGTCAGCAGCAATCGAAGCAGTAAACGATATTGTAAGAAATTATCCTGCTCCTTATAATGTATTAGTGAGTGGCGGCATAGATAGTCAAGCTATGCTGTATGCATGGAAGAAGTCGAATCATCCATTCAATGCTATCTCGTTTCGATATAACCAAAATTTTAACTGGCACGACATAAAAACATTACCTCAATTCTGTGAACAAGAAAACATAAAGTATCAAATCATTGATTTTGACTACTTTGGATTTTTAGAAAACGAGTATGACAATATAGCAAGAAAATATCAATGTAGTAGTCCACAGGTAGCTATGCATATAAAAATGGCAACACTATTATCCGGTACTTCTATTTTTTCTGGAAACTTTCTATCACGCAATGTTGCAGAACTGTCTTCTGCCATATTAGGCATACATAGATTTAGTATGACGGATGAAGGGAAAAATACTATTCCTTATTTTTTCTTGCATACTCCGGAATTGGCATACAGTCTTAATTATGTTAGGTATTCTAATAAACATATTGGTACTATGGTATTAGAAGAATTAGGGTATTATCGACGAGTTATTGAATACCAAGATATCGGGTTTCCTGTGATAGCACAGGAGCAGAAGTATACTGGATTTGAGAAGTTTAAAGAACATTACGACAGTCATCAATATGTTTTGATGGATAAAACTAACCGATTGAAGTACCATGACAAACCAAGCCACCGCCCTTTTGATTGGTTATTTAGATACCCATATGAAAAAATGTTTGGGGATTCTACCCTTAGATATGTTTTGAATTCTCAACCATACATCTTGGCTAATTAATCCAAAACATCAGATATTCTAAATAAACTTGATTATGCGGTTGACCTTACTATAAATATATAGTATAAAGTAATTTATGAGTATCGAAGTCACAGACCTTCCTCAACTTGTTACCGGTATCCTTGTTCGCAAGAACGAGGTCATTCTCTGTGACAACTGCGATGGTCTCGGCTTTTTCACGACCCAAAAGTTAGATAACTATCATAAACGAACATACATCACATTTAGGCCTAGTTGCGAAAAGTGTGAAGGTGATGGAAGACTAATCAAGACCAGCGAATATATAAAGTTCATCGAGACTACAGACACTACTAAAAATATACCTTATACTTCTTTTAAAGACATAGTTGATCCTCATCTATACGAAGAACGATGGTTTAGGCTCAAACTAGACAACAGAGACTATACACTAGAAAACAAACACCCCGATCTCGCCTTGCTGTCATATGACCACTATGATAAATTAGCAGATCAATATCGATTAATCGAATTGTTAAAAAAAGAGAAAACAAATGAGTAAGCTATTTGATTCTGTTAAAGAAGTATGCCAACAATGGAGTGATAGTATTTTTCCTATCATCAAAACAATCTTAGGATTGACGATCCTAACTGTTATAGTTGCTATGATCATAGCAGGTGCAGCAGAATTCGTCTCGTATTATGGATCTGCGTTATTCGTTGTCACTCTCGTGGTGACAACTTTCGTAGTTTCAGTGTTAACACATTGGCGTAAGAAAAATCTTCCTGAAAAATAAGGCTTGACATCTTACCCAATCTGTTATATTGTAAGTATAATAAATGGAGATAAGACATGCCTAGCGTTTTTTTATATAGTGATCCGCATTTTGGACACGCAAATATTTGTAAGTTTACAAATTACGATGGAACTCCTTTGCGTCCATGGGATGATGTGAATGAAATGGATGAGGAGATGGTTCGGCGCTATAATGAGGCTGTGGGTCCAAAGGATAAGACATATTTTCTGGGTGATGTCGTTATCAATCGCAAGCATCTGTCGATCTTGGATCGACTGAATGGTGATAAGGTATTGATCAAGGGAAATCACGACATCTTCAGGCTGTCTGATTACACTAGGTACTTTCGTGACATCCGAGCTTATCATGTGATGAACGGTTGCATTATGTCACATATCCCTGTCCACGAATCCAGTCTAGCAAGATTCCACAAAAACATACATGGTCATTTGCATGGTAACCAAGTGAAGAAGCCGATCGGGTTTGACGACGAAACAAAAACTATCATTTATGGGGACGAAATAGATCCTAGGTACTATTGCGTGAGCGTAGAGCAGATCAATTACACCCCTATCTTGTTCGAAGAAGTGATTCAACGGATCAAAGATCAAGGTGGTCAGATCGGGTTTCGCCAAGGTAACGGTCCTACAGCTATGTAACTGGAAGGGGTTTCGGCCCCTTCCTTTTTGGCTAAATACCGTATGCAAGTCTCATTCATATACCCCAAGGGGGAACAGCACACTGCCAAAGAACATGTCACGATACGCATCTGTGAGTTAGCAGCACTACACATAGATTTGCCCGATCAGATCGTTGTTGAGTTCCAAAGAATGGGACCATCAGTATATGGATCAGCGATACTTAATCCAGCGATTAATAATCGGTTCTGCGTGAACTTAGATTTGTCTATCCACGAGATTATCTATCCCATAGTACATGAGTTGATACATATCAGCCAGATGCATCGGGGACAATTAGCAATCAGCAGGTCTGGTGTTTTTGTCTGGGAAGGCAAGACATATAAGATAGACCAAGCTAAACTAACATATGCACAATACCAGAATTTGCCTTGGGAAAAAGATGTCACTGATCGATTCAAGGTTCTTTTAGAAAAAATATTAAAATAGCAGTTTTTCACGAATTCGGTTGACATGCCCGATTTGTTTTGTTATATTAAGATATAGGATGAAAGGTAACAAAAATGGATATCGAATCTATGGTCGGAAAGACTTTCGTGAAAGTCCGGGCAGATGACGACACTATGGTTTTTGAAAATGACGTAGAAAGATATACGTTTTACCACGACCAAGATTGCTGCGAAACTGTAAGTATCGAAGACATTTGCGGTGACCTTTCAGACTTAGAGAATCTGCCGCTGTTGGTCGCGCGTGAAGCGTCTGGTGAAACTCCGGATATGGAAGGGTTTGATTCGTACACATGGACGTTCTATAAGTTCGCGACCTTTAAAGGATATGTTGACGTTCGTTGGTTTGGCAGTTCGAACGGCTATTATTCCGAAGAAGTTTACCTCAAGCACGAACTACTTTAAACAGAAAAGAAACTATGATGAATTTCGAAACGATTTTGAAAACGTTTGATTATGGTATCACAGACGGATCAGCACATCAATGGAACTGCTACCCCGCAGCTAGGTTTATGTCTCTGGAGAGTGATAGTGCTGAAGTAACTATCATTTACTCTACTGTTGATCAAACGATTTACGAAGCTAGGGTCGAGGCTAAAGATAGTTCTGCCTCAGTTCCTTATCGTTGGTTAAATCCACAATGGAAAGATGCTTACTACACCGAAGCTGCCGAACGCAACATCGATCCTGTGGTTGCATATGATGATGTTAAGTGGACTGATCTTGAGGTCGAAGATGATTTTTTGACTAAAGCTAGGTTCATGTTTGATGGCAAGTTCGATTTTGATAAGCGAATCCAAATCGATGTTGAACTGCCTCATGACCTATTATTGCATCTTGCGATGCAAGCACATGAATTAGATATTACGCTGAATCAGTATTTGGAACAAATTTTGAGACAGGCGATAGAAAACACAAATGCTTGAGTCAATCAAGTGGATCGGCACCGGATGTGTTATCCTCGCAACGATATGTCGGGTGTATGATCAGCATATGGCAGACATCATCCTGTCATTATTCGGGGCAGGTATCTGGGGATATGTCGCTGCTGTAACGAAGGACAAGGCATTGTTAACAGTTAACTGCTTTATTTTCACACTATTACTTTTTGGAATCATGAAATGAAAATTGAACCCTCGGAACTGATTATTAGCCAGCCAACCGAAGTGTGGACTGACGAAGAATGGAATACGTTTGCTATTTGGATCAATGAACTATTACGTACTACTGAAGTACTAATCACGTTCACTAAGAAAGACGGCAGTGAGAGGGTGATGCGATGCACCCTCAACCCTGATGTTCTTCCTAAGAAAGAAATCAACGAAGAAAGGACTTCCCGTAAGATTTCTACTACGTCAATCCCGGTGTTCGATCTAGATACGCAGGCCTGGCGAAGTTTTACTGTCAGATCAGTCAAGAACGTCTATTCTTCGCTTATTTAAAATAAAAGTATATTATGCCAAAACAATTACACTAAATACTACTGTCAACAAAAGAGAGAGGTTGACAAGAAGTCTTGATTAGTAGTCAAGGTTTCTATTTTAACTGATATTTCAGTTAATTGTCGTTAATTATCTTTGAAGCGGAATTTGTAAACCGTATAATAATATTATACGGTTTATCCTTTATCAAAGATACTTACGGAAGTGCTACTTTAAGATAGATAGGGTGTCCCGTAAGAAGGACGTTACAAATAACCCATCGTCTCTTAGAGCGGCCCAATTAAGGAAATAAAATGTTCTTTTCTCAGAAAAGTTCTATCCAAGATAAATCATCTTGGCAAATAATGTTAGTAATACTGCTTGCAGTCGTTGTGCTTCAAGCAATGAATATACAAAACACAGCATATGCGGCGACAGCTATGTCTGTTACTACGATACACCCGAAGACCATTTCGGCTGAAACTTCAGTCGCACCGACTAAACCCAAGTTCTTGTCGATAATCGACACTACTGAAAAGCTTACAGTTAGCGAATCTGATCTTTTCTGTTTAGCAAAAAATATCTATCATGAGTCCGGCGGCGAACCTAATTTGGGTAAGTTCGCTGTAGCACAGGTTACCATCAACCGAATGAAGAAGAACCGTCTCGGTGTATGCGAAGTTGTATTCGCTCCGTCTCAATTTTCATGGGCCAGTACTCGGGGGAAACGATGGACTACTCCATCAGGTGTGGCATGGGAATCGAGCAAGAAGATTGCACGTGAAACATTGCTCGACGGAAAACGTGTTTACGGTATGGAAAATGCGCTATATTTTCATGCAGCTTATGTCTCTCCCAACTGGCGCGGCATGACCAAACTAGTACAGATCGGTAATCATATTTTCTACCGACCAAATAGATAATAAAGGTTGACATTCCCTCGTTTCGAGCATATAGTTTAACTATAGCTTGGAACGAGGGATTTTCCATCGAGTGCCTTCGCAGCACCTCGAATATCGGCTCACCGACTATCCACGATTCGATCAACGAAAACTTTGGAGTTAACCTGTGAAAGTAAAATATATCGAGGACTATAAGAAATACTGGGGTCCAGAGTTTGCTGAACTAGCCGGTGTCGAATATCAACCCGAACATGATGAAATCGCCGCAATGGGTTGCTATACGATGCTGTATGAAATCGCCGACAGTTTTCGCGACGGCGAGCTTAGGACAGCGATTTTGAAACACTTTGGAATAGAACAATGACCACTGCATTCGTGATTTTCGCACTTGCTGTAGTAGGGGTTGTTTGGTACATTATCATCACAAACAAAAATGATAAATAGGCATGATTTTGGTTGACATCAGTTACCCGTTTTGCTATATTGAATTATAGACAGAAACAAACGAACGGAGATACGAACATGATCTACACTCTCAAGATTTACCGTATGGATCGTCGCTGCAAGACCGGTGAACGCTTTGTCAGTTCCTACGAGTTTGATCGTCCTGATGATGCTTCGATGGATCGTGAAGTCAATGCTCTCCGCGGCTGCGGCTATTTTGATGACATGTTCCGCATCGAATACGCCCCCAAGTTCATCACTGTCAAGAACATGATGAGCGGCAAGGATGTAGAGATTGCTGCCGATACGCCTTGGAGCTGCCGCCCCGACTCTGAATCCTACTGGAGCATGTAATTATGAATACCTCTGTTGATAACAAGGAACATCTTAGCTTGAAGTGGGGCAGCCTTAAGGGCTGGGACTTTAACGAGGGTAGTCCTGCTCATGAATTAGCGAAGCAGTATTTTGATGAACCCGTGTCAATGTCTGCAATGGCAAGGCGTGATACTGATAGGCAGAAGCAGCTTATTCTTCAAATCATTGACGCTGTTAATGCTGATCAAATCTATCTTGATTGGGACGGCGAATATGTCAGCAAGGAAAAGGCTAAGGAATATATCTTGAACTACGGTAAAGACAGTTAAATGGTGACCGACAATGATCACGCCCTGCGCATCGTCCAGAAGATGGCGAAAGAACGCAATAAGACTATCGGGGATGTTCTTGCTGAATTTATCAAGTGGGAAAAGAATAATGAGTGTCAGCATTTTTGGCCAGATGAGAACACTGCTTGCCAGATGCTTTTGTCTCGAACTAAGTAAGAGCTAGTTATGCAATATCTGATGTATGAAAAAACGTCCAAAGAAAAAAAAATAGAAAACGTCCGTGCTATAATTAGAGCAATCGCAAAAGAAATCTTCACTCCTGTACTTTTTGGATTGCTCGTCAGCCTTCCGATCATGTGGCTTTGGAATCTCTGTTTGGTTCCTGCTCTCGCAGTTGTTAAGCCTATCAGCTGGATTCAGGCCTGGGGCCTGCTAGTTTTATGTACTATCTTGTTCAAATCAGCGGACACTTCTAAAAATTAACTTGACATTGTACGTTTTCAGTGCTATATTTAATTATAGTCTGAATTAGGGATTTTTCGTGAACAAGCTGATTGAAGGTAACGTTGTCACTCTCAAAGTTCGTAGTCCGTTGTGGGGCACGAGAGACCGTTACGCATCAGGTGTCATCCATGAGTTCAACCTCTATTCCGGTATTATCATGCGCCAGAAGTGGTTTGGTACGAATGAGATCGGACTGACGACTCAGGATAAATATTTTCCTTTTCGTGTGATCCGTATGGAAAATATCGTCGAGATCGACGGTGTCGTGTCTGACTATGTTCCCCCTGTCGTGTCTGCTCCTAAGACTGTTGTGGTCCAAGGCTCTAAGGGTGATATGTACACTGTCATCAAAGATGGTCTCAGGTCCTCTTGCACTTGCAAGGGCTTCGGTTTTAGGAAAACGTGCAAGCACATCGAAGGAGTCAAGTGATGCCGAAGTTGTATGTCCTTGTTGGTGTTCCGGGATCCGGTAAAAGCACCTGGGTAGCTAAACAAGAATGGACGAACACGGCATTCATCTCTACGGATAAATTCGTAGACGAATATGCTCAGTCTGTCGGTAAGACCTATTCGGAGGTGTTTGAAGGCTACATGCCAACTGCCATCAACTTGATGACCAAAGAGGTTATCGAGGCCCGTAATGCAGGTAAGGATATCGTGTGGGACCAGACTTCGACTTCTCGTGCTGCTCGCGCCCGCAAGTTGAATATGCTCAAGGGATACGAAGCTATCGCAGTCGTGTTCGAGACTCCGGAACCAGAAGAACTTGCTAAGAGGCTTGCGAACCGCCCTGGCAAGAACATTCCCGATCATGTCATGAAGCAAATGATCAATAACTTTTCTATGCCTTCTAAGAAAGAAGGTTTCAACAAAATAATGGTGGTATAAAATGCAGTTTGCAATCGCAAGTAAAGACGGTAGTGCATCACTTTGGTGCGAACAAAATAGCGTGTTACCGGACGGCCGGATTACGTTCGAAGTGATTAACGGCGCCTGGACCGGAATCTATGATCCTCAAAAGCATGAAATATATGTGGATTATACTAAAGAAACTATCTACGGTAAGTTGATCTGGCAAGGCAAAGCACCATTTTATTCACACGACTACAATAATGCATTGCGTTGGATCGACGAGCAAGTCAGTCTGACTAGTGGTAGGATCCGTGATTGGATCTATGTTGACAACGATATAGCGGAACAGATCAAGACAGGTGAGACGAATCGATGACCATGCATCTGGCTCCTATTTTTGTTAGCACAGTTAACCACGGGAAGATCAAGAAGAAACTGACTGCTCCCCAACTTAGGGCTAAGGCAGAGCATGAAGCTTGGTTGTCTAGGCAAGGATTGCATCCTGATCAACTCAAAGCCAAGAAGTCAAAGAAGCGTGACGTAGAAGAAAGTAAATTTACATACGAGTCTCGTTGTGCTGTTCCCACTTCTAACCTAGTTGGTAACGGGTTCAAGAAGGAAGAGAACAAGTATACAGGTGACAATCTTTTGGGAATTTCCGTAATGCATAAAAGTTGTTTGGTGCCTGTGTTTAATAAGCAGAATGCGGAAGAAATCGCAAGGATGAGGCGTTGAGCATCCGATATAATTTGCTATAGTAGAAAGATATGTTGAAGAAAATGAATCTTGAACATGAAGCACACGTAGGAGAGCTTAGGAAGCTCCGTGAAGACGTTGAACGATTTCAGAAGGGGTATGAAGCAGCAATGAGAATTGTTCGTGCTACGTACCCTGACACGTTCCCCGACTCGTATTTTATCTGCGGGGAAAGCGGCACTAAAGACGATAACAACATGCCAGAAAAGATTATGGTATGTCCAGCATATGGCTGCGACTTCTCATATGTGTACGAGCGTAGAGAAACGTGAGATGAAAGTTAATATAGGAAGATTTCCATCAGGTACCGGCAACAGAAAGATCAACGTCAAGATCGAAAAGTTCGATACTTGGTCTTTAGATAACACGTTGTCGTTGATCATTTTGCCTGCACTCATTCAACTCAAACAGTCTAAGATGGGCGTACCCGGAGATTTTGTGAATGATAGCGCAGAAGATTATAATAATCAAGCTACGTTTGACTTCATGAAAGAAGATAAGGATGAAGTGTTCGAAAAAGGATGCGATGAATGGGACGACACGCTTGACAAGATGATTTGGTCTTTTCAGCAGATTGCATTGGGTGACTATGACAGCAAGTATCATCACGGTAAGATGGATATTAGCTGGAAGAAGACAGACAAGCAGTATCCAAATCCTGTAACAGGAAAGATGGAAGGCACCTACCAGATGGTTGACCATAATCCCGATGAACACTGGTATGATTCCGTCGGACATCAACTGCATGAGGAGCGAATCCAAGAAGGGTTAGACCTGTTCGGTAAATATTTCCGCTCACTCTGGGATTAGGTTACTTATAAATCACGATGAAAGATTTAAAAATGGAACCCAAATACATATCCCTTTATATGGATATTGCTGAAAGAATAAGCCAAATGTCACACGCTAAAAGACTTCAAGTTGGTAGCGTGATTGTTAAAGAAAATACTATATTGTCTTATGGATGGAATGGTATGCCTGCGGGATGGCCAAACACATGTGAATATAAGGAATATAAGAAACCTTATTGGACTGGAATTGATCCAATGACGTTCACTCCGTTTGATGAAATGTATCCGTTAGAAGACGAAGAGGGTAGATACCGATGGGTCACAAAACCCGAAACACTACACGCTGAAATGAATGCATTAATGAAGGTTGCGCAATCCACGGAATCCTCGACAGGAGCAACATTGTTTTGTACCCATGCTCCATGCATGGATTGTGCTAAAGCGATTTACCAAGCCGGTATCTCTACTGTATATTATAAAGAAACGTACAGGGACGACCGCGGAGTCAAGTTTCTTACTCAAGGAGGGCTTGATGTCCATCAACATTCCAACTGCACATAGAGCCAATATAGAAGTTCCATACGGGGAACTACAGAAAATAGTTGAGTGGTGTGATCGCAATTGCACCTCTGATTGGCGTTATATGGAAGATGTGAATAATCAATGGGGCGGGTATGAGTTTTTCTTTGAGTCCGATCGTGACCTCGTAGCATTTTTGTTTTGGAATAAGTGATGATACATATTTTTATACATAGAGAATCTAATAATTTTGATGACATATTGAAGGATGTGAATCTTAAGCGAAAGATTTTAGCAGTCATCAAGTTTACCAATCATTTGATTTTGGATTTCAAAGAAGATGAAGGTGTCATTTCATACTTACTACTCAAATATGGTGATGACATCCGCAGTACATCTCAAATCATTCCGGATAGAACACCGGTGATGTACCGAGACTACACACCTATCAAGAAATGCCTGGTTTAAGATAAATAACTATACGGAGATAGTAACATGAATGATCCCAGAGACCTGTACAAGCTATTCAGAGAGCTTGAGAGCCAGCACCAAGAAAATGACACTGTGGGTTTGCATGACAGTTTTGATTTGGAACTTAACGAACACTTTGTTATTGAAAGCGGCGTGGTTGGTCTAACTGAGGACGGCATTATCATTCAGCTTGACGAAGCAGCACTAGAGTTTCTAGACTTTAACGGTATGCTCACTGAATCTGAAGAAATGATGGTTATGGGTGCAGACTCTGATGCATCTTCTGCCGGATCTAAAACATTAGGCGAAGGTTCTAGCCAAGGTGTAGCAGACTCAATCCGTCATAGAATCCTTAATCAGCATCATGATATTGTTGCTAAGTACGGTCCAGTCAGAATCATGGCGGCGATTGAAGATCAAGCAAGTGGTCTTGACGATCTAGAAGAAATCGGTTCAAGCGATATCAGCATTTGGACTCGTCAAGTTATTGATGACCTAGAAAAGGGCTATTACGATGACGCCGATACGGTCCCGATCAAAAGAAACGTAGGAGAATCAGTAGAAGATTCTGACATCTTTGCTAAGGTCGTAAAGGGCGATAACCCCTTCCAAATAATTTATGATGGTCTCTCGGGTCACTTTGGGGAAGAGTCACGCATCAGACTTCAGGATATGTATGACGACGTAGTGATCGATAGAGGATATCATCCAGACGATGACTTTGAACAGATTATCGATCATATGGATGATCTTATTCGGAATAGCCAACCGTTTGACGTAAGTGAGTTCCGTGCAGAAAAAGACGAACTTTCCAAAATCAAGAGTCTTGCATTAGGCGAAGCAGAATATCAGGGCCGCAAGGTTACGTTAAACAAGCCCATGCAAGGCGATGTCGCCAAAAGCAAAGTATACGTGAAGAAACCAGATGGCAAGGTCGTAAAAGTAAACTTCGGCGATAAAACAATGCGAATCAAGAAGTCTAATCCTGCTCGACGCAAATCGTTTAGGGCTAGACACAACTGCGAGAATCCAGGACCTAAGTGGAAGGCTCGCTACTGGTCCTGCAGAATGTGGTAAAAATGTACTGCACTCTAACCTTCAATAAATATTGATATGACTACTGTAGAAATCTACGGGACCAACGAACTAATGCGCCATTCGGTCCGCGCCACATAATGTCAAATACACCCGGACGAGACAATACACGGTATGAAGTTATTACCCAAGAAGATGAATCGGGTGATATGATCATACCTATTCCTATTACTGTCCTAGAACAATTGGGATGGAAAGAAGGTGATAATGTAGATATCGGGGTTGACGAGAACAACCAACTTTTTTTAAGGAAAACGAACAAATGAACGAAGACGACATCTGTGTTGCTCCTGGTATCAGAGACACAATCGAAATAACCGATGTTGATCCTTCCTTACCACAGATTTCTGCGGTCGACTGCGCGATTAGAAGTTCGATCTTAACAGGAGGAAATTATGTAGGTACTCTTAATCAATCAGGATTATTTGTTAATAACACTATTAGTGCTGCACCAGCACCTTATACTATTTCAACTAGTCTTGGAACTCCTGTCATCAGCAGTGGGCCGAACGGCAATGTAGTGGTAACCGGCGAACTTACCGTTGGCGGAAAGAATATCGGAAAACTCCTAGATACTATCGAGCAGCGTTTGGCAATCCTACATCCAAATGTTGAACTAGAAGACAGGTGGGAAGAACTAAAAGAACTAGCCGATCGCTATAGAGAATTAGAAAAGAATATTCTCGAAAAAGAACGAATTTGGTCAACATTGAAAAAGTAAAGGACAAAAGTAAATCTAACACTATGAGTAAGAACGATATAATTAAGGCAGAAGGTCAGGTTATTGATGTATTGCCGAATGCTACCTTCAAAGTAAAATTATCCGACACAGACCTGACTATACTGAGCTATGCTTCAGGCAAGATGAGACAACACGAGATACGCATTCTCATGGGAGATCAGGTCGACATAGAAATGAGTCCGTATGATCTTTCTAAAGGGCGGATTGTCAGGCGCAAGTAACGATAAATACTCTCATGTTAGAGTTTATCAAGTTACTTGAGGGCAAGGCTAAATCTACGGATTTAGAAATCATCCCACTAAACTTCACTGAGCGTGAGGTGTCGTCTGTGATGAGCGGTGATACCCTCGACCTACACTATACCAAACTGGCAAAAGGTTACGCTAAACGGTATAACGAAAAGCAAGGGAACCCTGAGTTTAACTACGCAGGGGTTTTCCTACATAATCTTTGGTTTACACAATTTAGACAAGTCGCTCTTAACAATAAACCCAACGGTCCTATTAAGGGATTTATTGAAAAAAACTACGGAAGCTATGATAGCTTCAAAGATAAGTTTGAAGAAATAGCGATGAAGATTCAAGGATCAGGCTGGGTATATCTCGCTCACGATGGCAACATAAAAACAATCAAAAATCATGAAGTTAAAAGCGACATTCTATTATTAGTAGACTGGTGGGAACATGCATTCATATTGGATTACGGTTCCGATAAAAAGGCTTATCTGCGCAACCTTTGGAAGATCATTAATTGGAATGTGATTTCTACTCGCTTAGGAAAATATTGGTCAACTTAAATGGATACGGATGATCTAAGAAGACTTGCAGGTATAGTTGACGGTAGGGGCAAACCTACTCATGCAGAGCCTATCAATCGCAGTGGAATTACCGCTAAGCCAGGCACTGACGATTGGTTCAAGCAAATGTTTCCCGTGAACGATATGCAAATGCCAGTTGGATTTAGAGGGCGCAAGAAATGAGAGCTAGAGAGTTCTTACCCGAATCAGTTACTTCGTTCGGTGATCGGATTCAATCTCAATTAGGATTGAAGTCTTTTGTTGTATTCGAGAGAGATGATGGCCTTGTGCTAGATTCATTGATTGTTGGCAAAGATAAGCAAGGTCAGGGTCTGGGCAGTAAAGCTATGAGGATGCTGACTGATTATGCCGATGAGCATGGTAAACGCATCATATTGACTCCCGGCTTACAAGACAAGATACAGGGTACTACTTCTAGAGGTAGACTCGTTAGATTCTATAAACAATTTGGTTTCAAAGAAAGCAAAGGTAGAAACATTGATTACGCACTAGGTGCTGGAAAGATGTACCGTGAACCTAAATTAGACGAGATGGCTCTTCCTGCTGATTGGGAAGAAGGTGCATTGGGCGCTGATCAGACCTTCAAGAATCGCTTACAGTACGCGCTAGAGCGAGCTAAGAAGCTTGGCACTGGGTCATCAAGAGTCGCGTTCATGATAGAGCTTGAGGGGCGTCCTACAGTCTTAAAGGTGGCAAAGAATCGCAAAGGTGTAGCGCAGAATATTGCTGAAGTTGATGTGCTAGACGATGGTTACCTTGGTAGGCTAGACATCGTTATCCCGCTCATTGACTATGATCAAAAGAATCCGTCTCCGATTTGGATTCAAACGGAACTTGCTAAGAAGGTAAATGCTAAACGATTAGCAGAACTATTACACTGTACTGACTTCTGGGAATTCCTTGATTGCGTTGACAGCATAATTAACCCTAAACCAAAATCCCGGGCTATCTGGGGTCAAAATGGGCCAACTGAGGTGAAAATTGAACCGAGCAATCTGGAAAAGACTAAACAACGATTACTCGCCAAAGGTAAATCTGAGCAAGAGGTAGAACTATTTGCCGAATACGTAGACGATACTGTTAATCTACTACACAACTCTGAAGTAGTATTCGCAGATTTACGTCAACCAGCCAACTGGGGAGAATATCAGGGTAGACCAGTTATTATCGATCTTGGATTTACTGAAGCAGTGCGACACCTTTATCAGAGGGGCAACCGATGAAAATCGAAGAACTACTAATAGAAGACGAAGAACCAAAGATACTAAAACTCAGAGGTTTTGGTGCGTCTGAGAAAACCAAAGAGTGGGTCGCGGACGTAAAGTCCAGATTCTATAACGAAGGTAATAACTCCTATATCTTTTGGAATCACGAAGGTAACATCATTCCATTAGGCAAAGAAGAAACTAAAGATATCGCAGCATATGTGCAGTTTGAGCTTGTTCCGAAACAACAGAACGCAGTACAAATAAAATGGTTTCAAGCGACCCCATTGAGAAGTGGTTACGGTGATAAAGCCATGAAGATACTGCAAGACTTAGCACGACCATCTGGGATCAAGTTCGTTGGGTATGCGTTCGACAAAGGAGTAGTGCCACAATCAAAACTCATTAAGTTTTACAAAAAGCAAGGATTCACCTCTAAGGATAATTCAGGAAATATGGTATGGGAACCAGAGGTCGATAAATAAAATTATGATAACAGTCACTGACCCCGCCCAAGCAAAGATCGTAGATGTTCTGTCCAATGAAGGGCCTAATGTTAGTTTTAGAATGTTTGTCCAAGGCGGAGGATGTTCGGGATTCTCATACGGGTTCGTCATCGGAACTGAACAAGATGATAGTGACATCGAGGTCACGGCCGGACCTATCAAACTGATTGTCGATTCAGCATCGTTTGAGATGCTTGATGGATCAATCGTGGATTTCAAAGATGACTTAGAGGGAGCAAGATTTGCTATTACTAACCCTCAAGCCAAAAGCTGTTGTGGATGCGGTACTTCTTTTAGTCCTTGTTGATAAATACAACATGAGGACATGCAATGAGTATATCAGGTAAACAGACAATCAATGTTGGCTTGCCCAACGAATCTACAGGAAGCGACTCCCTATATACTGCTTTCAACAAAACTCAATACAACTTTGACACACTGTTTGCGTGTGCGAGTCCATACAACACCTTTACCCCGGGTCCTGGGATAGATATCGTATCTAACGTTGGTGCCGGCACAGTCGCATTCACTAACACCGGTGTAACTAATATCATTGCCGGCACTAACATTGTAGTCAGCAATGCAAACGGTAATGTAACTATTTCATCAACTGCGGGCAACGGCAATGGCGGAGGGACTGTTACGAGCGTAGCATTGGTTCCTTCTGCAAGACTGACTGTTTCCGGATCTCCTGTAGTCTCGTCCGGCGTTATTAATATTGATTTAGCTGCGAGCGGAGTCTTGCCGGGCACATATGCAAATCCAACAATGACCGTTGATGCTTATGGAAGAGTCACGTCTGCTACAGGCGGATCGGTGTCGGGCACCGTAACTAGCATAGGACTTACGCCCGGCTCTGGTATTCAAATCAACGGCGGCCCAATCACGTCCAACGGAAACATAACTGTTACGAACACAGGGGTACTCAGAATCAATGCGGGCGCTGGTATCGCTCTTTCGAGTGGTAATGGCAATGTAACCATTTCTACTACTTCTGTCGGCGGTACAGTTACTAGCGTTGGGGTTTCGAGCAGCCAATTAGTCGTTACTAATAGCCCGGTTGTTTCAGCAGGAACAATCGCTATCAATCTTCCATCTAGTGCTACTTTTGCAGGAACAGTCACTGCAAGTAATCTTGCTGGAACGTTAACAACTGCTGCACAACCCAACATAACATCAGTGGGCAACTTAACGTCATTGGCTGTTACAGGCAATGTAACTGCTGGTAACTTACTTGGTATTTTTGCCAATGGCAACTCAAGTGTCCGCATTCCCGCTGCAAATGGCAACGTTAACATCAGTGCGGTAGGCAATGCTAACATCTTTGTTGTAACTGGAACAGGCGCCAATATTGCTGGCACTTTAAATGCAACTGGCAATGCCAACGTTGGCAACATTGGTGCTGCTTCTGGTGTATTCACTACGGTTGCATCAACTACGGCTATCTCGGCTGCAGGAAGTGAAAATCTATTAACAGGAGGTGCGGCTAATTTGGCAGTAACTTCGAGTTATTTTACTACATTGGCCCCATCAACTGCTACTCTTGCTGCTGGAACGGCTGGCCTGATCAAAACATTTATGCTAGTGGCCGACGGCGGCAATATGGTTATTACGGTTACCAATGCAGGATGGAAGAGTTCAGGCACGGGTACGATGACGTTTGATGATATAGGGGACGGATGTACTTTACAATACATCAACAGCAAATGGTATTGCATCGGCAACAACGGTGTAGTGTTCGCATAACAACAATAATAGGAAAACAACATGGTCGACAACATTAAAATTACAGCACTTACTGCTATAGGCGCAAATATTGCGTATACTACGCTTGTTCCGGTTGTCAACATGACCGGAACGCCGTTGACACAGAAAGCAACTGCACAAGATTTGGGAAATTTGATTCTGAGCGGAGCAGGTGGTTCGTACTTTGTTCGTGCTGCTCAATCTAATTTGGCACTATCAGTAGCTAATGCTGCGCAACCTAATATCACGAGCGTGGGGACGCTTACTTCTCTTGCGGTTATCGGAAATATTACAGCAGGAAACATTAATGGTGGAAATATCGTTGTAGCAAACTTCTATTCAGGTGACGGGGGATTCTTGACAAACGTCTACAGTAACAGTAGTGTTGCAAATTATCTTCCAGCGTATACAGGTAATGTAGGCGCAGGTAACGTTAACGTTACTGGTACGGTGTACGCTAATGGAATTAGTTCTACTGGGTTAGCGTCACTGACAACACTTAATGTTTCTACTACTGCTAACTTAGGTGCTGTAGGCAACGTAAGAATTAGTGGCGGAAGTAATGGTCAGGTTCTTACTACAAATGGAAATGGTGTATTAAGTTGGACAAATGACGCCAACAGTTCATATGGCAATAGCAATGTTGTCTCATTGATGGCGGCGTTTGGTAGTAACACGATTACTACAACTGGCAATGTTGCTGTCGGTAATATTATTGGTAATGGACAAGCGTTGACCGGAATTGCAGGTGCTAACGTATCGGGTTTCGTACCTAATGCTAATGTTGCTAATACTGCATTTGCTGTAGCAGGTGCTAATGTTACCGGTACTGTTCCAAGCGCAACTACTGCTGGTACAGTAACAACTAACGCTCAACCAAACATCACTTCAGTTGGTACATTGACCTCACTCGCTGTTACAGGAAATGCAAGTGCAGGAAACTTGACTACTACAGGTCAACTTATATCTTCGGTAGCAACCGGTACTGCTCCTCTCGCAATAACTTCTACAACCCGTGTTTCTAACTTAAATGTTGATTATGCTAATGTTGCTGATAATATTAATGTTACTGCACCTGGAACAGGTACTGGTTATGTCGTATTTGCTAATGCAACTACAGGAAATATTGTCGAGTGGACGAGTTTAGGTATTACTTCTAACTTAGCAAACAACTCAATTACTGCAACTACATTTATCGGTGCGTTAGCAAATGGTAATAGTAATGTCAATATTGCAACAGCAAATGGTAATGTTACTATAGCAGCAGTTGGCAATACAACTATGACAGTTACTGGTACTGGTGCTAACATCACTGGTACTGCTAATATTACTGGTAATGCGAATGTCGGTAACTTAGGTACTGCTCAAGTACTTGCCACTGCTAATATCGCCGCACCTCAACTAATCTCAAATATTGCAACTGGTACTGCTCCGTTAGTAGTTACTTCAACTACACAGGTAGCAAATCTAAGTGTTGCTACTGCCGGTTCTGCTACAACTGCTGGTACAGTAACAACTGCGGCTCAACCTAATATCACATCTGTTGGTACACTAACTTCGTTGGCTGTAACAGGCAATGCAAATGTCGGTAACTTAAATGCAACAACTGCGGTAATTGCAAGTACCCTAACTTCAAATGTCGCAACTGGTACCGCGCCTTTAACAGTAACAAGCACTACTCGTGTTGCAAACTTGAATGTTGATTATGCTAATGTTGCTGATTTTATGACTGTAGCTGCTGGAACCGGAAATAACTTCCTCGTATTCGCAAACGCAGCAACAGGCAATGTGTCAGAAGTAACAAGTACAGGTCTCACTGCTAACTTATCAAACAACTCAATTACTGCAACGACCTTTGTCGGTGCGTTAGCAAATGGTAATAGTAATGTCAATATTGCAACGGCAAATGGCAATGTAACTATAGCAGCAGTTGGTAATACAACTATGACAGTCACTGGTACTGGTGCTAACATCACTGGTACATTGAATGTTACCGGTAATATTACAGGTAATACAGCCGGCTTTGCTATCGGTTACTTGAATATTCCACAAGTTGCAGCAGCTAATGCTACACTAGCACTAACTGATGCAGGAAAGCACTACTACTCAACGTCAGCGGGTAACTTTACACTAACTATTCCTTCTGACGCAAGCGTAGGCTTTTCTACCGGTTCTGCAATCAGTGTCGTTGTTCAGTCTGCAGGTAATGTCTTGGTCAATGCAGCAGCAGGTGTAACATTGTATATGGCAGGTAACTCAACCGCAGCAAATCGTGTTGTAAGTAACTATGGTATGGCAACGCTGTTGAAGGTTGCAACTGATACCTGGATGATTAACGGTACAGGAGTTTCGTAATGAGTGGAATTATGCAAGCCTCAATCGGCAGTTGGAAATCTCTTTCTACTACTCCGGTATTAGTCTATGATCTAGATGCAGCAAACTATGCGGATGTGCCTGTAAATGGTTCTACGGTGGCCGGCGCAGGTGCATTCCCTATCACAGTAGCTAATGCCGGAAGCAGCATTGGTTGGTCAGCAACTAACGGTGGAATATTTACTAAATCTAATGCTACTGGCACAGACACGATGTACGGTGGTCCTAACTATGTAACTGGACAAAGTTATAGTGTATTTATGGCTTACCAAAGAACTGCCGTTGCTACTGGACGATTGCTGAACACACAGAGTGAAGCTAGCAAAGATTGGCTCATGGGTCTTTACAATGGCAACCCTGACACATTCTATCCAAACTACGCAGTTAATTTGCCCGGATCAGGTGCTGATCTTGTGTGGCATTTTGGTTGGGGTACTTGGAATACAACGACCTCTCTAGGACAACTGTACACTGCAACAAGTACTCAACCGACCTCTGCGGCGTTTTCTTCAACCAATGGCGGTGGTGGCGGATTCAATCAATTAAGAATCTGGAGCCGTTCATCCGGGACCGAAGTGCAAACTGCTAATATAGGATTTGTCAAAGTGTACAACGGTGTGTTAGATTTGACTACTGTACAATCTCTGTACGCTACATATAAAGCAAGATTCGGATATTAATAGAAAAGCTTCAGAAGCTTTTCTATTAGCGATCTTTTTTGAGTGAAGTTCTCAACTAAGTCATCATCTTGGTGGCTTCGATGCGGCGCCACTTTGTCGCAGTGCGAGGAGAGTACAACGATTTCTCAACAAGCCCGCGAGAGCGCAGGTCCTCAAGAGTGACCAGCGAAAGCCGTAAAACGTAGGCGCTCTGCCAGTCGTTCGTGACGACGGCTAACGCCTCTCGCATCTTGGGCGACAGCTTTTTCACACTCATCTACCCCTTGTATGAGAGGGCTTGATAGGCAAGTTCGGCGGCGTGGTGGTAAGCTGCCTGCTTGCCGACCAAGCGGTGATACGAATACCCATCGTTCGCCTGTTGCTGCATCTCGTCACAGACTTCGGCAACCTGACGGTGACGGCGTTCTAGATCGTCCACAAGTCCCTCCATAGCCTTCTCTAGTTCCTCTATGCGAGAGGCGGCGGTTTCCAGAAGCATCTTCGTTTCGAGGTGCAGGTGCTTCGCCTCGCGCAACTGCTCAACCAGTGTCTTGGTCATTGGTCGGTTTCCTTGTTCGTCCCAGGAACTGCATCGTTGGTCATTGGTGGACGCGAAGACGCGCCATCACGGGCGAGGGGAAGTCTTGACGCCGCTGGAACGTGGATCGTCTCGCGCGTTCCGGGGCCGTGCTGGGCTTCGGCTTTGCGGCATGTCGCGATGGTTGCGACCGTTTCTTTGTCGTGCGCCCAGTCGCTGTCGGGATTGGCCTCGTAGATTTCGCGGAGGTGTTGGCACAGACCAAGCACGCGCCCGACGTAGACGCCGTAATCGTAGGCGCCTTGGGCAACTTCTCTATCGGTTGGGCCGCACCCGCTCACGAGAAGCGCAGCGGTGAGTGCGGCAAGGGTCAGGGTTCCCTTGCCGGAGGTGATCGTCGGGGCGTGGTCCCGGGATGCCTTCTGATCTTCCATCTACCCCTCCACCGTAGAGGAAACGCTGAGCATCGACGGATTGACGGCGCTGTCATCTTGGTAGCGATAGGCCGGTTGGGTCGGCTCAGCCGGAACCCCGCCCCCGACCATAGCGAGGATGGCGTCGGCGGCAGGACCGGGGTGCAGATCAGCAGGCCAGCCGCGCGAGGATTGTAGGGCCGCCTTCACCCCCTCTCTATCCAGAGCCGGGGCCGGGAGGGTGTTCCATGCGGTGAGGGCGGCCGCGACGGCAGCCTTTCGCACGTCGAGATACTGAGATCGAGATAGCGACCTATCTTGCTGATCGCCGAAGCACATGCCCGCATCGAACACGGCTCCGATGATCTGTTGAACGTCTTCCAGCTTCTCTGTCTCTGTCATGGTGTTCCCCGGGGTCACTGTACTGCCTCTAAAATATCACTAACCGAAACATCTTTTCGAGGTCGGTTCTTAATTGCATCAAGTGAAACTGCGCTCTTCACACTGACTGTTTTCATGCTCTTACGAGCTTCGCGTTCCTTGTCCTCAAGTGTATCTTTAATCGTAGCCTGATCCTCGGCTGACGAAAACTCTTTGCATGTAAGCATATATTTAAGAGCCTCGATTTTGGTCATCTTATTGGGAAGATCAATGAAATCGATACGGGAAGCCTTGCCCTTAGAAAACTGTTTTACGCGGCGGCACATGTCATCAGTGAAGCGAATCTTAGCGTCATTACCATGAACAGTGATGCCGACTACAGTAAATAGTTGTTCTGTCATACTATATCTCCTTAAATAAATGTGTTAAGCTGGGATTACAGTTTCTGAAAGCAGTGCAGGTCCGTACAAAGCCCGAGCAGTATCGAGTGCGCGAATCATATGGTTCTCAGCCATAAATGTAACCAGAATCTGAGAACCAGACGTAGTACGAATCCAAACTTTCCAAGTACGCATTTGATTACTCATGTTATATCTCCTTTAATATACAAAAAAAGCAATTACGCTGACCGCTATAGCCCAGCAAATCAAATCAACCGTGAGCCAAAACGTCATATCTTTACTATAGACCCAAATCTTAAGCTTGTCAAGCATTTTACGCCTCCAGCACATACGGTTTGTTCCACTTACCAACGTTGACATCAACGTAGTAAGCAACGTCGTAGTGATCATACGTAGCATCGCTACGATCATACCAGTCCGCGCTCTTGAGTGCAGCAAACGCTTCGGTGAGAAACTCCTTAGCGACACCTTCGTAATGCTCATGGAACCAATAGGGGTTAACTTGGTCGCGGGCAGAACCGAAATCAATCTTACCCGACTTGAGGCTCAGCACGATGCTTGTGTGATGGTCTACTGACAGAGTTCCCTTCACGCCGTACTTCTTGAGGACAGGCTTCAAGTTAGCAGCGATGATTGCCTTACGCTCTTGATTCATATAAGCCACTTGATAGTTCCTTTGCTCAATCTCTATGATTCAATATAACAAAATGGGTACCCGAAGTCAACCGAAAAATGACCTCGGGTACAATTTTAATTCCAATCTTTAAAATTGCCAGCTTCTTCATTAGCCTCGTAGCCCGCGGTATAAGCTTCGATTTCTTCGGGGGTCATATTTTCCCTATCGATCCTGTCAGATGCGCGGGTAGCCCCAACATAGTAATGAGGGTTATGCCCCCGACCGTAGTAGCTATCAGCAGAACCACGGTCATAGGGACCACCGTGACGATTATTATATTTCTTTGACATGTTCCGTTCCTTTACCACGCAGACAAAATAGTCTTAATTACCCAGTACCAAATGGTGCCACAACCAGGAATAATTACGGTCCATACAATCAAAAATTCCCAATTGATGCTCGACATGTTTAGTAGAACGTGGCTACTCTGTTTTCATCGTCGAGTGCCGGACCGTACAAAGACGGGTCCATTCCTCGCGCGATCAGATGTTGCTCAAGCTTTTCCATAACTCAATATAGCAAAACGGGTAATTGATGTCAATCTTTATTTTCATATTCGGACAAAATAATGTTGATAAAGATTTCAGATAGGTCAGCTTCGGCAGCAGCACGAGCAGCAGCAGCAGCATCAGCAGCATAAGCAGCAGCAGCATAAGCAGCACGAGCAGCAGCAGCAGCATCAGCAGCAGCATAAGCAGCAGCATCAGCAGCATAAGCAGCAGCAGCATAAGCAGCAGCAGCATCAGCAGCATAAGCAGCAGCAGCATCAGCAGCATCAGCAGCAGCACGAGCAGCAACCAAATCACCATTACCATTCAAGGCATCGATAACCTGTCGACAGGAATCTTCTACCGTTTGCCAGTAATCAGGTGTAGGTGTTGGCTGTACTTTTCTCGCCATAACCATAGCATATTCGACACATGCGATACGAAACTTGCGCACCACTTCATCTGGATCGATGGTATTCCAAGCAAACGAAGTTCTTTTGAACTTTTTCTTGAATTCCATATTATCGAAAAGCTCGATCAATTCATTGAACTGCTCGGGTGGAGCACAAAGAACCGCCCACATCTCAGCTTGATGGTCTATATTCAACATAACTGATGTCACCTATTTTTCAACTAAGAGCGAATTACTTTTAGAGGTTAAATATCAACGCCGCGCCTATTTAAGGCAACAGTATTATTCTTTGTCCTGAGATTCATCTTGACCGCGGCTATCAGCCCAATGAAAGAAGCCAAAAAGAATAGCAATAGTCATCACGGTAAGAATGGTTTCTAGTAAGGTCATGCGGGATTGGTCCTGTCGGTAACAAGAAGGTAAACTTATTGGGTGCTTGCCGAGAACCAGATCGCCATCAACAAAGCTAGAATAGAAACGACCAAACCACCGTTCAGACCGTTACGAATGATAAATTTAATTATGCGGGACATCAACGACACGCCCTAACTTCAGCATCAGGGTTTTCCTTGCAAGCTTGCAGGTAAGTTTCCACAAAGTTTACTAGGTTCTCGTAGTCACCCCAACCATTCTCGGGGTTGAACATCTTGAACCTTTCGGGGTCGGATTGCATGACTTCCAGTCCTGTTTCCAGCAGAGGAATCAGTTGTTTAGCAGTAGTGACTCCGATTTCTTCGGGACGCCACAGAGCCATGTAGATATCAGCTTCCATAGCCATCTTGTTCAGATTATGCGTGATATTACGGCTGTACACTTCTGTGGGGCGAACAGCAGTCAGATAAACATCCAGAGACATATCGTTAGTTCCTTTAATTGATACTATAATTCAATATAGGCTCTTTATGAGAATAAAGCAACTACTTATTTTGTGACCATATCACTGCCAAAGACCATAGCACTGCCATAGACCCTAGCATTGCCAAAGACCATAGCATTGTCAAAGACCTGAGCATTGCCAGAGACATTAGCATTGTCAAAGACCTGAGCATTGCCAAAGACCCAAGCACCGCCAGTGACCCAAGCACCGCCAGTGACCCAAGCATTGCCAAAGACCCTAGCATCGTCAGAGACCCAAGCCCAGCCAAAGACCCTAGCATTGTCAGAGACCCTAGCATCGTCAGAGACCCTAGCATCGTCAGAGACCCAAGCATTCCCTTGAAGGTTCTCGATCTTCTCGACAAAACCACCAAGTTCGCCAGCCTTCACATTGTGGATTGGCATATCTACCAGCGCACGAATGCGATAAAGCGTTTTGCTATCGTATTGGATGGTTTCATCGGTCAGTTCGTAGTTCATCGTGTTTCCTATTTCTCTAAGAGAAAGAGATCATTGCCTATAATTTAATATATCAAAATGAATAGCCGAAGTCAACCAAATAACTACCATTAGGCAATTTTTTCGTAAAGCCAACCCATAATAAGCTCAATATCAGTGCTATAGAAGCCTTCCATTTCAAGGCAGTTCTTGAGATAGGAAAGAAGGCGAACCTCATCATTAATGATAGGAATGCGACCATCACACAGAGTCTCAATGATACCAGTAGCCTTCCAAAGCTTAAGATATCCGGAACGAAGCGAATTAGCATAATTCTGAAAGTCAACGATAAGAGTGCTGATATCTTCCATGTCAATGTCTCCTTGCTGTCTATAATTTAATATAGCAAAATGGATAGCCGAAGTCAACTTTTTTTTTGCCAAAATAATTATTATTTTGGTTCAGGTTACTCCTAAATCAGTAACCATTAGAATTCAGGAAATGCTGACTTTAGCTAATTCTTTTTCTCGAAATAACACTAATGGGTATATCACTTTTATCGAGAAATAAGAACTTTGTCCGCTAGTCCAAACTCGACAGATGCTTGAGCGTCCATATAGTTGTCACGTGCCATAGCTATCTTAAGTTCTTCGACGGTCTTGCCAGTATTAGTTGCATAAATCTCAGTGAGAAGATTATTCAATCGGACCATTTCTTCCATTTGAATTTCGGCGTCCCATACCGTGCCACGAGAACCACCGGACACAGAATGCACCATATGGCGTGCCCTAGGAAGAATGAATCTTTTTCCTTTGGTGCCGGAACTTGCTAGAAGTGATCCCATTGAACAGACACTTCCGATTGCGATAGTGGAGATGTCGGACTTAACAAATTGCATAGCATCAAGAATCGCTAATCCAGCAGTCACTGAACCACCCGGGCTGTTGATGTAAAGTGAGATGTCGGCGGCGGGATTTTCCGACTCAAGATAGAGCAATTGTGCAACGATGAGATTAGCCATATAATCATTGACTTCCCCTTCTAGAAGAATCACCCGGTCCTTTAGTAATCGACTGTAGATATCCATTACTCTTTCGCCACGACTGGACTGTTCGATTACCATTGGTACTAAGTTAGACATTTTTTTTACCTTCATTGTTAATGTAAGTGTATATTACTATATCGCAACCACAATGTCAATGACTCTGGGACAAACAAAAGTGTTATTACTTTCGTAATGAACGTCCAACATTTCCCATAGAAGACATGCGCTTCTCTTTTGGCTTGTTTCTACCAAGAGCGATGTCGGCTGCCTTTTTAGTAAACTCAGATGAAGTGGGAATCCGCTTTTCTCTCCCTATCTCGGCATCTATAATAGGTTCATCTTTGGCCACGCCTTTGCCGCTGTCGATCTTAAACGTAAAGTTTCCCTTGATGCCTGTACTGTAATATGTCTTGCTTGCCGAAAGATAAACACCCTTGATACTATCACCTGGGTAGACTGTGTTGAATTCGTCAAGAGTCCATTGACCTTTGCTCTCTTTAGCTTTAGTATAAACCTGAATCAACGCCCCTTGATTGAGTATGTCTGCCGCAGCTTTGCTGAAATCAGTTTTCTCGTTGACTTCCTCTGCTGCTTTATGTGCTACGGCAGCAAGCAAGAGATAGTAAAAATTAACTTTGGCTCTATCCAATGATTTTCTGGTCTGTGCTAGCTTTAGCAGATTGTCAGATAACCCGAGATTATCTAATTCACTCATTGGTAAAGGACTATCATTCTTGAGTGATAATATCATCCTAGCATCTGTTTCATCGATAATGTCAAACTTCAGACCCAGATAGATAGGCGAGAGCGCCTGACCTCGACGCTTTATCTCGCGTATGATCTCAATCGTATCAGCATATTTTTCACGTAATTTATTGCCCCCTTCAGTCTGAGATAATTCGTCAACGCTGTTGATTAGATTAGTCGTACTTGCAGTGGCTCCTTTGCCACCTTTAGTACTGACCTTGATCGACTTGCCTTCATCGTTGGTCATGATGCTATCGCTTAGTCCAGCAGTCTTAGTAGTATCAAACGAGATAAGGGTGTTTTTAAAATTTCCATTCAGAAAAATTTCAGCAGCTTCTCCTGCATTACCTTCGTATTGCCCCATCTGCAATGCGATCGGTTGCAATATCTCACAGAAATAATCTCTAAATGCAGAGAAGCTAAGATTATCAGGTGCATTAAACGTCATCGGAAGGGGTTCACCTGCTACTAATCGGTATGTAACGTCGTATAATGGATTATCGGTACCCAATTTCTCGGCCAATTGCTTAAGGATGTCGTTAGCAGTCAAATCACTCTTATTGGTCAATAGATCCTGAGGGCTCAAGCCAGCTTGAGCCTTCTCAGCCGATTTGCTAGCTAATTTATAGTCTCCTACTAAATTCGGAACATAGTTGTCTGTGAAATTTGGCTTGATCTGTTCTAGATATCTACCGAAATACACAGGACCGTCTGGACCAGTGAACGTAGCGAGAGCAAATCCTCCCATTCTAATAGTGCGAGTATTCATCCATTGAATGTTATGGTCAGTCTGACTATTGATATCTAACAACACATGATCTAATTGTTCAGGAGTATATCTTCCGCTTTTTTCTGGGAAGAACTCGATTTTGTCAAATATTATTTCTTCGCCGGCTGAATTGCGAAATACAGCGCCGGCTTTTCGGCCAGCAAGGCCAGTACTTTCGGCTAGAGTTTCAATTTTGTCAAGAAGATCACGCATAAAGTATTTATTCAAATATCGCACAATCATAAATACTAACAGAACATCAGCAATAGGAGATTCATGATGTTATTTTTGAAAAAGCTACTAACTAAATTTACGGCTGCTGTTGCTCCCACAAAAGTTGAACCTGTAATCGAAACAAACGAAACTACGCTAGCAGAAGAAGTAGAACCTTCACGAGAAAAAACAGAAACTAAGAAAGCAACAGGTAAAAAAACAACCGGTCGCAAGCCAAAGTTGAACATAGCTGACTAAAATACATTTCATGCAAGATATTGGCTTTGACATAATAGGCGACCTGCATCTTGCGCCCGATGACCATTTTAATTGGGAAAACAAGGCGACTAGTTTGTATTGTATCATAGCCGGCAATATTAGCTCTGATACACGAACGATCATACAAACACTATCTCATCTTAGTAGATTTTACCAAGGCGTGTTCTATGTTCCTGGACAACTCGAATATGCTGATGCCGTCGATATTTCTACTAAAACAAAAGAACTTATTGTTATTGCAAGTAGTATTCCTAATGTCTGTTTGTTGCATCAACAAGTAGCTATCATTGATGGCATTGCCGTACTAGGCTCGAATGGATGGGCTGATTCAGGAATCACACCGACGATTAGCGAAACAGCAAGAACGGTAGCCAGAGACGAAGATATGTTCTATCTTCACAAGTCGATTGAAAAATTACAAAAACACTTAGATGTTAAAAAAATAATAGTGATATCGAATACTGTACCGCAGGAAGAACTTTATTTTGGTGAGGCTCCTCACCAAAAGAATGCACAAATCCCTTTTAAAGAGGTACTACGTAGCGATACTGAACATAAAGTCACGCATTGGGTATTTGGTACTTACCGCAAAACAGTCGATACCTATATCAATGATATCAATTTTGTTAATAATCCTTATTTAAGTAAGAATCCCTATTGGGCTAAAAGAATCACATTGACTGTTTGAGTCAGTATGAAAGAGAAATTCTACTGCTATAAGAATTTGCGGCTCTGAGTCTTAGATTCAGAGCCGCAAAGTACTAGCTGTCGGCTTCAACCTTAACCTGAAGCGGATATCCTTGTGCACGGGCATCAAGCGTAACTTCAATTCCGCGCTGTTCTGCGATCTCATAAGGTAGAACAGCAACGATTGCACTGCCGTTTTCATGTATTTCAGACGTGATCTGACTAGCAGTATCTGGGTTGTAATTGAAATAGTCTATCAGTGATCCGACCACAAATTCCATCGAAGTCACCTCATCATTGATGTAGATGATCCTGAAAAGCGGTGGCTCCTTCAAGGCAATATTAGGCTTGATCTTGCTACGGGTATCTGCATTCGTTGACATTATTATCTTCCTTTAAATGTGCTTGCACATCAAGCATATTATTATTTATACTACTATTTTCTACAGAAAGCAACAACTTTGGACTAAATAAAGATGTCGTCCGCAGGTGTCTGAAATATTACTTGTTGAAAGTAATAGGTATCTTGCGAGGCTTCTGTTCTTCAGGAACCTTACGCTCAAGATCAATCTTGAGAATGCCGTTCTCCGATGCTGCCCCTGTTACTTCGACATGCTCCGCTAAAGTGAATGTGCGAGAGAAATTACGGGCTGAAATACCGCGATGCAGGTATTCGACTTCCTTCTCTAGCTCATCAAGACTTTGTGTTTGCTCACCCTTGATGGTTAGAAGATTCTTCTCTACTGTGATAGAGATATCCCCGTCATTAAAACCAGCCACGGCAAGTTCGATGGCGAAGTGATCGTCATCATGTTTTACTACGTTGTATGGGGGATAATTTGATCCGTTTGCTTGCTGTGCATTCTGTGCATTGATTCGTAAAAGTTCGTCAAAGACGTTATCGAATCCTACAGCAAATTTATGAATCGACGGAATGTCGAGGGAACGAAGAGTTAGTTGTGAATTAGTCATATTATTTCTCCTTTAAGCAAATAATGACAATAGAGCCTGTTAAAGCACCCTACAATGTTATTTATACAAGAAATTTCAGTAGTTGTAAAATATTTTGGGTCAAGTTATCCGCTGCATTATTTTTTAGGTGAAAGATACTTCGCTACTGTTAAACTAGGATCCTTGATGTGTTCATCGGTGATTATTAATTCAGTGACCCCGTGTTCTTTAAGCTTGCTAACATGGAACATCGCCGGCATCAATACTCGCTCTATCTCAGTATGAAGACCCCGTGCACCGACGTTTAGCTCTATGCAACGCTGCGCAAGCTGTGATACAGCTTCGTCAGTGAAGGACAATTTAATATCGTCTATCTTAAATAGATGCGCGAATTGCTCGATAAAATTGTTTTTTACTGAGGTCAGTACCAAAATCAATTCGGCCAATGTAAGTTCGTTCAATGCAACAGTCGTAGTGAACCTGCCGATAAATTCAGGAATCATTCCAAATTTGATCAGATCATCTGGAGTGATAGCACTGCTTTTCTTGTCCCTAGTCTTTATATTTGGCACGAATCCAATCGAGGCGCCCTGAATTCTATTTTTGATTATAAGATCGAGGCCCGTGAAGGCGCCGCCGGCAATAAAGAGAATGTTTTTAGTATCGACCTCAATCATATCTCCTTGTGGATTCTTGCGTTTCCCGGTTACCGGCACACGGCATACCGTCCCTTCGATCATCTTGAGCAGTGCTTGCTGAACACCTTCTCCACTAACATCGCGCGTAACAGAGGCGTTTTCACTTTTACGTGACACCTTGTCAATCTCATCGATAAAGACGATGCCTCTCTCTGCCAATGCAACATCACCATTAGCAATAGACAATAGCATACTGATCATACTTTCTACGTCTTCGCCAACATACCCTGATTCGGTTAAACTCGTCGCGTCCGCAACCACGAAAGGAACACTTAGGTACTTCGCAACTGCTCGGGCGATCAAGGTCTTGCCGGATCCAGTGGGACCGACAAGTAATACATTTCCTTTTCGAATCTCTAGATCCGACGTTGGATATGTGATTCTTTTATAGTGATTGGATATAGCGACTGCCAACACTTCTTTAGCAGAGTCTTGCCCAATAACATGTTGATCTAAGTGTTTCTTAATACTATACGCATCAAAGCTTTCAGGTTCAGCGGCTACTGGTTCCTCTGTTTGCTCGTTGACAACAAGTTGGTTACACAATGCGATGCAATCGCTGCATATAGCCGCGTCATCGCCCACGATCAATTTAGTCACGTTGTCTTTGTGCGTTCCGCAGAAAGAACAATACTGAAGTTTATCTGGCATTATTTTACTCTTTGACGACCGAAACTGTCTGGGTATTTTTTTCGATGTATTCTTCTATTTGTACCTTTTCGTTTTCGGTAAGCAAATCAACATCGTATTCGCCCCGTTCGATTTGGGCAATAAGATGTCCTATATAAGCATCATCATACAAATAAGAATCAGATTGTTCTTTGTTAATCTCTATCCATTTATAGCTATCAAATTTATAAACACGATTCGGCAACATGTCTACCCGCACAAACACGTCGCCTTTTTGTGCAATCTTAGGAAACTGCGTTCCAAAATTAGTGCTGATAGGCTGGTCCTCATCCGCGACAATGACAAATAAATCAGGACGCATCGTCTTTAGTGCGGCTGTACTCATAGATTTTCCATCATATTCTACATAGTCTCCGCCGGTAGACCGCAGAGTTACTCCTTCAGTCTTGATGTTGGGTTCTACTATTTTATGTCGTTTTTCAGTTTCGTTTTTAGAATCACCCAATCGTTCCACATCTTTATCTGAGACGGCCAAAGATGCTTCGTCAGGCTCTTCTCTATCTGATTCATTGAATTCAGCAGGTATTGCTTCATTGCGCTCTGGTATAGGTCTAGTAGCATCATTGTATACATCCTCTGTATAAGGGAAAATATCATTTATCATTAATACTGGCTCTGGTATTAATTTTATCTCCGTTGTTTTCGGGAGGTCATGCTCTATTGATTCAGCTTTTTCTTCCTTCGGTGCGATATCTTCTCGAACTTTAGGTTTAGGCTGTTCAGCAGATGGCACAACTTCTATACTATCTGTAGATTTGTCTTCGTTTTGTTTTTTTGCTAAATCTTCATTTAACCATTTATAGCTGCTCTGTGCAGCTACCATAAGAGCAAGTGCAAGAGGATCAAACACTAGTACGAGAAGAATGATAACCCAACGTACCGCGCGTTCTAATAAATTAGTATCTGGGTCATCACCGTATATCATTGCGGCGATGTACTTGATGGGACCTACTTCAGCCTCAACTTTACGAATCTCGGCACGAATGGGCGCAACTTCTTCGTTAAGTTTTGCTATTTCAGCTTGTTCGGCTTCTATCTCTTGTGTTAATCGATTGCGTTCTGTGGCTTGTTGCCTACGAACCTGAATCGCACGATTAGCTCCTCTGTCATCGTCGGTTCTACCCAACAACTGATCAACCTGACTGTTCATTTGCTCAAGAGCCTTTTGGTTCATGGCAATGTTTTCGCGCGAAATCTTGATCTTTTCGTCAACTAGATCAATCTTAGCAGCAGCATCTCCGCTTACTAGAGTCTGGTCACTATGAGCTTTTGCCAAATATCCATAGGTCCCCATAGAAGTGATCAACATCAATGACGCGACTGCCAGCACTAGATACGCCTTTAACACCCATCCAGCTTTTGCCCAGTATTTGTGAAGCCATACTACCGCCGTGATTTTACCTAATTCTAATGCACTTCCCATAACCATCACTGGCACTGCTGCTGCCGAAAAGATAACGGCCAAACCAGTGATGGAATAGAAAGCACTAATTGCGGAAATAAACAGGGCAACTAACAGTACGATGACATTAAATATCATTTGTGTTTTCCTTGCCGGAATAATATCTATCATCCGGATGTGTGCCGGCTTTAGTGCGGTACCCTACATACCATTTACATGTAGATAGGTAAGTCCATTCGTATACATATGCAATCGTCATTAACTATTTAGTCTAATTTTCTGTTTCTGCTGGGTTTAAAACAGATGACCATATGTAATATGAAATTCGTCGAGCATCATCACCAACTTTCTAGGAATACCAGGTCCTTGCTGAACATGATATGTTACCCAAGGACCGGTGTCTCTTCGTTTGATCTGTACAATCTCGATGCTATCTCCGTCTTCAAAAACATATTTCTTACCGACCATCGCTTGCAGTTCTACATAATCGACTGGATCTTCTTCCCAACCTTCTATAGCATCAGTGTTCTCGTTCATTCTTCATCGCCAAACAGAAATTCTTTCATACGGATCTGAGTAACCGCTTCATCCTTCATAGCACAATCAAAGCAGATTTCTTCATGATTGATGCCAAACGGTCGAGTCTCTGCAATAATACCACAACCTTCGCAGCGTTGAGGTAGTTCTTCGAAAATAATATTTAAATCAGACATTTTAGTTCCTCACTTGTCATATCGAAATGATTTAAATCTAGGAAAACGTAGACTATAAGTGCCGTTTTGATTAAGAGTTACCACATCTGCCATAATTACCACCGATCGCCCGATCAGATCGTTTCGGTTATCCCAATATTCTTGTCGTTCGGCATCAGTAAACCCGCTACCCACATTGACTACGATGTGTTTTCCGTCGTCGATCCCTTCGCACACCAAAGCTCCCATTCTGTCTTTGTTCTTTCCGGTTCCAGACTCTACCCCAATTACAGCGAGGTCGTAGTCATGTACGGGCTTGTACTTCATCCAGGCGGTGTTGCGCTTACATTCATACGGGGTCGCAAGATCCTTGATCATGATGCCCTCAAATCCAGCAGTAACCATATCTTTTGCATAACGATCAAGCTGGTTTCTGCCCTCGAGTGTAGTAAGATCAACAAGTAGATGTGGAAGTAATTCTAGGTTGGACATCTTGTCAATGGCAGACTTCATTGCGTCAAGCAATGCGAGACGTTTGGTCAGGGATGCGTTCCAGTATCCCCTGCTAAAATCAAGAATAGGAATAATGTCAAATACATGAAACACACTGTCCTCGCTCGCAACATTTTCTTTGCGACGAGCCTGGCGCATCAGTTCTTGAAAACTATTACCCACAACTTCACCATCAAGCACAAATCCAAGAGTTAGGTCTGCCCCAAGGCCTCCTACCTCATGCCTAGCAGCAATCATTTCAGGTAAGTTATCAAGTACTTGTTTTTCGATGTGGTTAAAGTTCTCAAATACCTTACCATTACGACTATAGCATGTGACATGTGCCCCGCTGTCAAGAACTTGCACTACTAGTAGAACACGCACGCCATCAAGTTTAGGTTCGAGACGTTTGATACCGGTCATCTCGGGTCTGCCTTCAGAATTGGTTGCCAGTTGACACCCAAAAACTGAAATTTCGTACTCTGTCTTTTTGCAAACTTTGTTGATTGTAGTTGACGATATGCCACAGCGTATGTCTCGCCGCAAGACGGGAGCAAGAAAAGTATTCCACTCGTCACTATCAAATCGGTCTGCCATTGTTTGGATAGCGTCACGTGCATCATGTCCGGTGATTTCACGAGTGCTGAGCCTTACAGTAAGATCGCCAAACTCGTTCCAGGGGTTTTCTGCACCAGTGATTCCAGAAGTTTCTGGTATCTGTCTTACCCCAAACACGACATATGGATCATAACAAAGCTTCAGCATATTAAGAAAAAACTTAGCAGTTGTGTTGCCAAGCAATGCTGCTGTTAGCGCCTGACTGATAATATTTTCTTTGTGAATGCGAGAATCACTACTATTGAGTGAGTTAATCCAAGATGCCGACATTAATTTTCCTTAAGTTACAGACTACTATACTATCAAATTAGGTTGATGTCAAGTTCAAAGTTCGGGTATAAGCCAGTGATTAAACTTATTGCATGAGGCGCATCGCCGATCCTGACTACGACGGCGGCGACGCCAGGCCCCCTCGTAGTCTACGGGTTCATTATATTTGGTCCAGTTGTGTAAGCCAAATCTACACCAAAAACTTGTCACTAACAACGGTTCCTCTTTTAATTTCCTAATTATGTTTTCTTTACTGTTCATGGCCGTCTCAATATAAACGTCAATGACAGTTAGGTGTTCGACAATCTTGCACTTTTTCTCGACTCGATGGCGGTAGCAATTCGTACAAGAGTACGACGAATGCCGAGGAGCATCAGGCTCTCGGTCTCTTCCGGCACGCGGTCGAGTAGATGGCTAACATCAGACAGCACACCATCGAGGTCGTCTAGGATCTCTGAATTAGTCATTGAGATAACCTGTGTGGTAATCTTTCATGACATCTCGCTTACGCTGCTTAGAATAGCGATCAGCGAGCCAGAGTTGCAGACGCGCGCCGATCGCGCCGGCGATACTACCAACGATAAACGCTATGAGGAATTCCATTATTCTTTATCCTTCTTTACTGATTTTCCAGCTCATGAAGTAGCTGGCGGCGAATAGGCTACAACACCTTCCTTTAAAATTTGGGTGTTCGTCAAACAGTCCACTTAGGGAATTTACAACCCATTGAAGGGAGACCCACTTTACGAAAGACCATTCGTGTTTGACGAACACCCACTTTAAGGTTCAGAGAACCTTAACACGGGAAAGCTGAGAAGACCCATCGCGATGAGACTTAACAGTACCCCTAACATTCAGCGACTTGCCGATATCAAACTGAACACGGCTGCTGAAAAACACGGACTCATTATTTTCAGTGATCGCAGTAATGAAATGCACGTTCCAGTTACGAGAATAAAAACACTTCATTACGTTAACTTTGAGATCAACCTTATCACCCATGTCACCAACAAAACCATTCGTGTCACGGACACGGCGATCAGTTTCTGCACGAGCTTTGTAACGCTCATGGGACGCAGGGAGAGACGAGATAACAGCAATCTCATAGAAACTGTCAACCATCTCTTTGTCAGCAACATTGAGCATAACTTGCTCAAACTCACTCAGAGTCTTTCCCTGCAGGATCTTGAACGTCAGGGAGTTGCAGTACTGACGTACCTCTTGCCCTTGTTCACGATCATCGTCGCTGATTTCAAAAACACCGCGAAGAAACTGAGAAGTCAGCTTTTTGTTGGCGATCTTCTCGACCTTCTCGACATACCCATCAGTATCATAAAGAACCTTGTCGTTCTTGAGATATTCACCGTTGATGCGCTGTGCAGCACAAGCAGCGGCAAACACTTCGCCAGTCGAATAAGAAATCTTGGGAGCCTGATAACGAGCCATGTGACGCTTCCGCTGCTTCAATCTATGATCTTAATGTATAGCTTCTTTGTGAGAAAGTCAAGCCTTTTTAATTAGGCGGCGGCTACCGACTTTTCCTTATAAGTATCATCTTTCAAACTAATGCGGAAAGCAGACTCCCCGCGGTACATGCTAGCCCATTCTTCTGCTACTGCAAGAGCTTCCTTACGGGTGGTATAAACGTCATACACCATTTCGCCCCCTTCAGGCTTTTCATCCTTGTGATACTCGCCTGCCCAATTCCAATTTTCGGGCATAAACTCACAATCATTAGGGATGATCAGATAATAATTCTTTTGAGTCTTAGACATGGTATTTTCCATTGATCAGGATTATAAATTAGTAGGAGATAGGGAAGGGGCCGCCAGCAAGCATATAATGCTTACGTTCATGCTCCTCAATGGCCACAAGCTGCTTGAGCACACGAGTCAAAAAGGTGTACTTATGCTTAAGTGCTTTCCCACGCACTTCACCGTCGCAGGACAGGTTTTCAGGGCTAAGATCGCAATCCAGCTTCTCAGCAAGGCGACGACGATCAAACACGTTGTTGAGGTCATACTCTTTGTCACCAAAAAGCTTGGCCAGAGTGTTAGCACGATCAAGATACTGCTTCAATTCATTTGACATGTTCAGTTCCTTTTTCTCAGCTTATAACTTAATATAGCAAAAGAGATTTAGAATGTCAACCTTTTTAGTCCGAAATAGCTAAAAAAATCAAAGTATCTGATTCGAGGCTAATTTCAGATGTTCCCCTGCTTCGATTTCTTTCCACCAGCAACCTGCTGGGTCATGGTATTTCAAATAATCTACGATTTTAGCTCGCTCGTTAGTATTAGACTGCTCAATATTGGCGTTCAACATAGATTCTAATTCGTTGATCCGATATTGAGCAGTCATCACCATGAGTTCAGCGTGTTCTGCCCTACTGAGTAGAGAAGCAATAGTACCTAGAACATCACTCATCGAGCTATCATTAACATAAGACTGCCGACAATTGCGACAATACCTACAATTGTACCCGAGATAAACATTTTGGTATCACGGATGCGTCTAGAATTATTGTTCGGCATCCAAGCAATTTCGTTCGACAACAGTGAAAGATGAGTATTTCCTTGTTGATCGAGCAGACGTTGATGAGTCTCTCTTGGTTGATACCTAGGAACTTCTGAAGGCATTATGATTCTCTGTTAAGATTTCTTGTAGTTAACGAATTCATACATTTTTTCAGCGGTCTCGAGGACTTTGTCAAGTCCAGGAAATTCCGGAGCTGCGACCTTAGTAACAATTTGGTTAGTCACCGGGTCGCGTTCCTGAGATATTTCCCATCCCATATATTTGGCATGGTATTCTTCAGAGACAAGATTTTTCGCCATTTCAAGAATGTTAGTGCGAATCTCGTATCCAGTCTTGTTAAACTTTATTTCTGGTAGGTCCATCTGATTTTCTCCTTAATATACGAGACTTGTAAAAACAAATAACATAAATACGCATATAGCACCCATAACAGTACTACCAGCACGACTTGCTAGCCGAGTTGCTTCATAAGTGGTCATTTTTAATTATCTTTCTCTGTCTTTTGGTTAAAAATTTTCTTTGACTGTGAATACATCGCTTGATGCATAAAAGCCTGATTCTCTCCATTGATTATCAATCCGCGGAGATAAAACTCTAGTGCCTGTTTGAAAAACTGTTTAATCATTTTGCTTTTCCCTATTAGGGAAAACAGTTTTTGCGCTTTCTTGGGCAGTATTAACCAAACCAGTATAAAAATCCTTATCAGTGATTAACTGAAAAAGTGAAGAACTAGCTTCAGACATAGCTGTAACGGAATTCTTAGTATACACTGTTTGTGCATCTACGAATTTGTTGAATGTATTAGCAAGTGGTTCGTGTCTGACAAAAGAGTCAATGGCAATTTTTTGCATTGCCTGCACCGATTCAACGGTGTTGTTGATTAAAGTTTTAAACATAGTATTCCTTTCTGTGTGTGTGTGTTTGTAGATCGACTACAGTGTCAGTCTACGATACTATTTAGTATAAGTAAACTGGTTCGGGTTAATTATGTTATGACAGATTCGATGTATTCAGTCAGTGATCCAAACAAACCTAACATCATCGCGATACGATGATCATATACCCGCACCCGTAGATGTTGATGTTCTATGCTAGAAGAAATAAAATATGGACAGTGTAGTTTCTTGTTGATGAAGACCGCATACCTCTCCCATGCTGCCGCCGTCCAAACTTTCCCACTGTTGTCGACTGGAAAATCATAATGTGCTAGCTGTGCATAAGCGAAGGCTTTAGATCCTTCTACTGTTAGTCGTAATCCAGAACCAGTACGTCCGCTAATAAACCAAGAGAACACAAGTTTGTCTACTGGTATATTTTTCCAGGGATTATCGGGATCATCACCTATCGACGCTAAGATAGTTTTTATTATATCTGTCTTCGACTTAGGATAGGTCACAATCGTATTACCTACTCATCAGTGATGGATTCTGGGTAAACCGTTCTACCTTGGTTCAAAAAACAAACAGTAAACTTGTCAGTCTTAAACTGTGCATTCAACTTGCGACATAGATTCCTAGCATGACCGGGATTTGAGAAACTAGTCTTTTTATATTTGGGAGCAGAATCGTTAGTGAGATAATGTGATGACTTGAGGTTAATAGGTTGACCATCAAGAAATACAGCCCATATTCCAGCAGCCTCTACGATCTGATCACATTTATAGGTCTGTCTATCTACGTGTTCGAGCAAAATGTTGGGTTGATTTCTAGACATTTAGATCATTCATTTAAATGAACCCCCTCTTATTTGTATCTCAAACACTTCATTTTTTCGATCTTCATCATGTTTCTTACTGTACTCATATAGTTCTGCTACTAGCTTAGTAAGCTCATCTCGCAATCCACGTGCTTCGGCGATAGGAATAACCACATCTTTAGTGTTCTTTGATTCGACCACTGCCATCTTTTCTATGAATCGTCGGATATGAAACATCGTCAGATATTTATCTTATTAATAGCTTCAGTTTCCGTTTTAAACGGACCCTCATATGGGTAACGTTGAATGAAAATATACTTCGGGCAGAACATGACTGTCTTGACCCCGTTCTGCTCTAATAGGAACCATCCTGCAGCATGTAAACACTTACTCTTCATCGATGTAGTAAACAGATGCAAGCCGCGCGTGATGTCAAATATTGAATTATATACATTGGCTGGAGTAGGATATTCAGGGTAAGGCAGAGATATCTTTGTACTATCTGACTTGATAGGGGCGAATCGGATCTTAGTCTTTTTCTTTAACTCGACCGCATTATCAAACTGAAACGAATGTCCGTTGAGTTGAACACCGTAACCAGAGTTATTGGCTTCGATGTTTCCTACCTTTTTCGTACCATCTGTAACAATCCAAAATTGGTCCTTAACGATTGTTTTTGCGACCAGATCAGTCGTCATGTTGTGTTTCCTTTGTTGGAGATTGTTTCTCAATAAGAGATCCGGAATAGGCATTGTTGAGCCACTTAGAATAAGTCTCGGCCTGTTCACTTATTTTTGTTAGTTCGTATTTTGCACAAAAACGAAGTAGATGAATACCGACCTGAGAAGTAAGGGTAGTCTTTACTCCTGTACATATTGATTGGTCGACGGCATCTTTAATTTCTTGCGGTTGTGCAGTTAGATCGATCAAGGTACGATTGCGTGCATAATCATCTCTAACTCGATGCTCAACGTTATCGTGATCAGTCCAACGTTGCAATTGAAAATTATTCCAGTTGAAGCCTTGCTTAATGCGATCTGCATATGCTTCCTGAATACCGATAGTGTTCTTAGAACCCTTCTCGCGCACACCTGGGTATGCAGAGAACACGTTGTCAGTTGCGTCACCGCGAATGATCTTCTTGAATAGAAGATATTCAGGATCCTCAAGCAATTTAGGTTCCTTAGTCTTCTTATCTTTGACAGGCTTACCACGATCATCGAAGTAACCCTCAAGTGTGATCAACTGACCAGCAACACCGTTGTACTGCTTTACGTTAGGTGCGATCAGTTGAACAAAGTCAGTGTCAGACGAGATAATGAAATGCTCGTCTTCGGGATGCAACGCAATGAAACGTGCGATGAGGTCATCTGCTTCAGCAGCAGGATGACGTAGTACGCTAGCGTTTGTGCGCTCACGAATGAACGTAGTAAACTCTTCATACGTATCCCAGAACATCTTGTTCTCTTCGATCTCAGCCTCAGTTGCGTCAGTCTTTACTCGATTCGCCTTGTATGGCTTGTAGAAGTCCTTACGCCAAGAACGACCCTCGAGACAGAACACGACATGATCGATGCCAAACTTACGTACCATTTGATTGACAGAAGATAATGTAAGGTGCATCGCCATTCCTACTTTTTCCCACGTGTCGGTATTACGAGACGCAACGTGCCTAGCGCGAAAGAAGGTATTAGCCGTGTCGATCAGTGCATATTTCATATGAGGCTTTCTCTATTTATACGCATATTATAGCAAGGATTAGGCTGAATGTCAACCATTATTTTTTGTTGTAGTGATACACGCCTTGATTCTTAAAGTCACCGGTAAGCATACCTTTGTATTGATGACAGAGAGGACAAAGTTCAACCACGTTTTCTAGAATATTATTTAAATGGTTACCGTCAATATGATCAATATGCGTTTTGCCTATTACCCACGGTGCCTTTTTGTAATCAATAGCGCACGGAAAACCCAAATGACTATCAGCGTTAGTGCAATAACCGGTTCGAAATGGGGTAACGCCGAAAGCAAAAGTACCTTTCCCATACCCTGCTTTATGGCATCGATAACAGGTAGGCCTCCAACGACTTCCGTCATTAGCAACTAGACGATTGCAGCCGTGATTAATACAAGTAGGACGAATTTGCATATCAATTAAACTTTCATTTCTGTGTTCAATTTTTAATACACGCACTTAATAGATAGATGTCAAGTCTTTTTATCCGATTTCAAACAAGTCTAAAAAGGTGCTTTTTCTCAATCCCCGATATGTTTTATTTAGGGTAGGATCTACAATGTTTAAATGCGGGAGACAGCCGTGATGTTCGACGTACTGTTCACACAACTCGCTTTCAGTATATGCTGCAAGTTCTTTTCTAGTTAAAGGGTACCCCGAGATGTTAGTACGTTTGTCAACCGACCAAATTGCAATTTCAATATCAGTATAATTTGTATCTTTGGGGAGAATTTCTTGATTAATCAAAGAGGTGCAACCGTGCCAAAATTCAAATCCATGAGAACTTGACACATTAATATTCCAGCCTGGAAGCCAAGCAATTTGCCGAACCAACCGTTCACCTTTTTGAATAGCCTTTGCATTTGGTTCTGGGGCACTAAATCCAAATTTAAGCTGTTTCGTTAAATAACTGTTACGAGCAAACCTAAACCCATATCCATAATGAGAAATATTGTTGGTTCTGCAAAAATTATATATGTCCGTGGGACTTTGAATATTTCGTAATGGAATTATGAAGTCCGGAGCATCAAGTTCAATTGGTCGGTCAAACATTTTTTTCATTAACTTACCTCAGTAAATCCGCCACCAATATCACGCTGTTGAATGACTCGCACTTCAGATTCTCGCTTCTCGGGATCAGCAATCTCTTGCTCATACACTTCTAAAGCGATATTCCTGCATACAGTCTGGAACCAGCGATCAACGATCATTGAATCAGTATCCTTAGGTGAGAACTTATATCCCTGCTTGACTAGGTTAAGCACGAACTTATCATTCCAATCTAAGTCGAATGATCCATTGTTGATATCGTTAGGATCGAGCTCCACACTCAAAATAGAGATATAGGGTTCACCTGCAAGTGTTGCCTTTTCCTTAGGAGTTAATTCAGGCTTCTTAGCCTTGGGCTCTTTCTTTACTTCGGGTTCAGGAACCGGGATAGGTGGGGGAGGAGGACTGATCCAGTCTTTGATTGCTTTAAACATTAATTACCTTTCTTAATATATGTATCATATAATTTGAAACTAGCTAGGTTTTTCGCTTTACTCTCGCACATGATGTCGGACCATTCGTTGTGAGTCATAGCCCAATCATTGACAGCCTTGTTCCAATAGTACTCGCTATGGGCACGTAGCTTTTGCTTCTTATGACCTTGCTCTAGTAGTGTAGTTAATTCGGGACAAGTCATCTTACAATGTCCGGGAAGTACATCTTCACGACTTACACTGTAATGAATGACAGGACGTACACCTCGCCAACTGTCAATGATACGATTGATACGATCATCAGTGGCTTCGATATATTCACCGGTCCGGATCCAATGATGATGGATATCCAGTACGAGAGCGCAGGTATCAGCAAGTTCTAGACTGCTATCGATACCCCAAGTCATCTCGTCATTCTCGATAGTGATGCAATTACGAGCCTCGGGGCTTAGTCGAGACATTACCTTCTTGATACCGTCGGGCCCTTGACGACCACTGATATGAACATTGATCTTCATATCCTGAAAGGTTTTACCATAGCCCATCCAACGTGCCATGTCAGCGTGATATTCGAATTCTCTGATACTGTTTTCTACCACTTCTTCACGATCACTAGCAAGGACTACAAATTGATCAGGGTGAAATGAGAGACGAACATTGTGCTTACGAGCAGTCTCACCGATCGGAGCCATCCAACGTGCTAGACTGTCTTGCACATCTTGTCGCGACCAGAAATAATGATAATCGGGATGTGTGTAGAAACTCAACATATCGCTGGTGATGCGCAACATGCGTAGTTCGATAGGAAGAGTCGCAATTTTTTTGACGAGTGCGTGAGTGTTTAGGATGTTGCGCTTTGCGACATCCATGATCTTTTCTTCGACAGCATGTGAGTTGTTCTGACGTTTTGCCCAGGCGAGTGTAGTGCCGCCTGTGTTGAATCCGTCGACACTAACGATCTCACCCTTAGTGTTGATTTCTACAAACTTACATGCGAAACCAATTCGTTTGATGCCATCATTCATAGATAAATACTCTCATAATAAAAGGAAAACTAATGGATATTCGTAACATCTTAGATATCATAAGTGAAAATTCTCGGCCCGTCAAGCAAAAAACACCTGTTTCGGGTGGGTTTGGGTTGCCGGCGATGTCTCTTGAGAATTTCCTTCTCGGTGCAGGGGTCGAACCACAAGAAGTAGAAGTGGATGAAGCGAAATTAGCTGCGCCAGCAAGACCTTTTCCAAAAGATGAACTAACTAAATATTTAAGTAGAACCTTAGGTACCGATACAGGCAAAGTCAATAAAGCAGGCGGTAAGATTCGCAAGAGTGAAAAGACTAAGCAAGATAAGTTCACGATGCCATACATTCATAATAAGAATGTTCCTATCGTCGATGAAGAAAACAAAGAATATGATCTAGAAAAGCTAAGAGCTATGATCACCAAGCGTCCGGCGAAGGTTCTCAAGCAGAACGAAAAGATGCAACACAGTGATGGTACCGCCAGCGCGTTCTACAATATTGGTCTTCCTGCTCTGAAAGGACTGGCAGTCGATGAAGATACCGGCGAGTTCGTAATCATTGATACTTGTCCGGGCGCCGGTGCATGTCAGACATATTGCTATGCGATGAAGGGTGGTTATATCATGTGGACTAGCCCATCACTCGAACAATCTAAGCTACTGAACTTCTTGTATAACGATCCCCAAGGATTCATGGATATGCTAGGAAACGAGATCGAAGCACAAAGTAAAAAGTTAACAAAGATCGATAACAAAAAAGGCACAAAAACTAAACTCATCATTCGTTGGCATGATGCTGGTGATTTCTTCTCTCCTGAATATCTTAAGTATGCGTATGACTTAGCTAAAAAGTATCCTGACGTATCTTTCTATGCGTATACTAAATTAGCAAATGTCGCTCAAGGTAAAGCACCCAACAATTTCAAGATGAATTACTCGATGGGCGCGAAGCCCAAAGAAGAACAACAGATCGATTTCGCAACAACTAAGAATAGCCGAGTTGTTCCTGAAGTATTATTCAAGGACGTTCTTGATCGGGTGGAAGGTAAGCTCGTATATAAAGATCAATCTTCGATCAATGCTCTGAAGGCTCGACTAGCTGCTAAATATAGCGTAAAGCCCGATTCGATATTGACATATGACGAGATGATGAAGAGACCAGTCAGTAATGAAAAGGGTAAGTATAATGTCATTGTTAAACCGGGAGACGGAGATGACTCTGCTAACCGTAATGACGTTCTTAATACGTTTCTATTGATGCATTAGTAAAGTTTCAACAACTCGGTAAACGAATACAAATTTTTCATATAAGGGGACACTTCTTCTAGTACGCTACAAGAGATGTCCCCTTTTCTGCGGGGTCCAATCTTTATCTTGATGCCTTCTTCGTCATCATCAGAATAAATGGTTTCTGCGTTTACCATTTCAAATTTCTCAAAGATTTCCAGTACCGAATATCCTACACCATGCCCTAAACATTCTACTTTATTGGCAGGTTGCTCGATAGCCATCTTGATTGCTTCACATACTTCATCTACGTGAACATAATCTCGAATGCAGGTACCGTCTGGGGTATCATAATCATCACCGAAAACAGTAAACTCTTTGGTGTCAGCAGCCTTCATCAGATTGTACATCAATCCGTCTGGGTTAGTAGGAGGATAACCTGATGAACCGATCACATTATAGAATCTAAAAATTGTATATGGCATAGTCTTATGCTGGGTACAATATTCCCGAACTACATCTTCTGCTGCTCGTTTCGAGATTCCATATGCACTCTCGCAATGATCTGCTGCACCGGTCGACGCAAAAATAAAGTTCCGTGTCTTCACTTTATTGATTACATTCATCGTCCCATTCAGATTAGTAATATAATACTGAATAGGCATACTTTCGCTCTCGCCTACATTTACAAGTGCTGCAAGATGCACTACTGAATCGAATTCTTGTTCAATGTTGAACGGACGATTAATGTCAAGCTGAAAGAATTCCTTGACTGGATGCAATGGCTGCCTGATATCAAGTCCATATACTTCGTACTCTTTCTCAAGCAATTTACAAAGATGTGATCCAATATAGCCGGAACATCCTGTTACTAATATCTTTTTCATAGTCCCTCGAATAATCCTAATCCAACCATTTCTTCAGATGGTTCAAAGTTAGGTTCCTTAGTCAGATATGTATTAGTATCTGTATAAATCACTCTAAACTTATTCTTGTTCATCAACACCGACTTGATATCATCGATGCACAGAAGACCGCGATTCAACCCATCGATAAAATCTGCATACTTAATAGAAGTTTCTTTACAAATCTTAGCTGTATTGCTATTAGACGTTTTTGGTTTGAATGAATTGAAACACTGATTCCACTTGTGAAACACTTGGCTTTCGATCTGATTCGCATTTACCAATGCTCCCTTACCGTACCATGATTCGGCGGTATCGAACATCTCATATGTCTGCTGTACATCATCTGCCATGTTTTTCTTGTCGGTTTCGAAGAAAAACTGAGAAGAAAAGTTTCGGGTCCAGCGTTGATTCTCCAAACAGAAAGTAGGCAATTGCATAGTTTGCTCATAGAACGCCATGCCATAGCTTTCAACTGTGCTAGGATTAAATGCTACTCTTGCACCGGTGATGAAGTCTACCTTCTCTTTGCCGATGATGCCCACCTTGATCTCATAAGTAGCATTGATCTTTTTCAATCGTTCTTCGAACTTCTTAGCACCAGTTGCACTTGTCATTACCTTAGCTGGCAATTTAGTCTGCTCGATCAGATCGATAAACAACTCAGGATTCTTTCCCTCTTCCCAACGTCCGATGAACAACACACCTTCCCTGGGGTTGACGTACTGATTTAGTAATTCTTTCTCAGTCACTGGAATAGGAAGATGCGTAGCCATACCATCGAACTGAAGTTCATTGAACTTGCTTTGCGTACCGATAGTGATATTATTCATCTGCAACTGTAATCGCATCATCTCATTAGTGCTATGAAAGAATGGATTCTTTGTATCTTTGAAAATTTGACTCTCAAGATGAGTATATGCGATGACCTGTACACATTCGTCAAGTCCCATAGTACTTGCGACTTGAATCGCTTCATAGGTATTACATACTAGTACGTCATAGATGTTGGTAGTGAATGCTTTAACGATAGCATTACGGAAGTTAGCCATTCTTTCATAGCAGAAACTATCTTCATACATAAAGATAGCACTATGATCAGTATACTTGAGTGGGATGTCTGGATAAATAACGGTAGCATCGAATGATTCTAAGAACTCGGTACTGAGTCCTTGCGGAGCTTTGTCGGTGATGATATCTACTTTAATTCCATGACTATCCATCAATTCGCAGAAACTCTTAGCGAACTGTCCTATTCCACCGTGCGGAATCAAGGTCTGAGAACTGACTAGAAATCCAATACGTTTGTTATAGGTATTCATATTTTACCTTTACGTTCCCCATCGATTACCCCAAAGAGGAATGTGAAGCCTGTCACTATATCTGATCCCATACTTCATCGCTAACTCGGCAACTGTACGGTTGTTCAATTGATATACACTCTCTACTCCACCGACGGGCATGAAATATACAGGCCCTTCAAAACCTTCATCACGATAGAGCTTAGTTACTTCAAGAGCTTCCTGCGCATCTTCTTCTGTAGCAATCACAAACTTGAGGTATGCATAGCCAAATTCCTCATATTCACGCACAACCTTAGGTTTGATCGCACTTTTATGAGACTCACCGGAACAACTTAACTTAGGACTGACGCTAAAAGTAATTTCTCGTTCAAATCCCGGATATACTTCTGGCCAGCTCCAGTCTTCAAGATAGTGTGCGAACTCAGGTGAAAGTTCCTGTGTACCATTAGTCTCAAAAGTAATCTCTTTGAGACCCTTCATCTTAGGATGACTCAAGAGTTTTGGGAAAGCTCGCTGCCATCCAAGTAGTGGTTCTCCTCCGGTGATGACAAGATGTTCTTCTCGCCATTCTTTAAACGGTAGTAATTCTATGATGTCATCAACAATGGTATCAATGTCCTTGCTAGGAGAGAGATGCTTGAAGCGAGGGTCCCATGAGGCGTAAGAATCGCAACCAGTGGTGACGAGCGGGAGAGAATCGTAATCTTTGTAAACTTTCGGGTCGACCTTTTTCCGTTCAACAGATGTTTCTCCCTTAGGCATGCCAAATCCTCCACACGTGAAGTTGCAGCCAAACGTTCTTAGGAAAATGCTAGGTACGCCTTGATACCTGCCTTCACCCTGAATAGAATAAAATAGTTCACTAACCTTGATTTGCGTCATTGTCTCGTTCTTTTAGATATTCTTCATATGTCTTATATTTGTCGCCCGATTTGTAAAACCAACCTTCATATAAGTTATCTGGATCGTAGAAAGGAATAGAATACAAATGCCTACCATTCTTAGCATCTATATAATTCACAATTTTATTATGCATCTATGCATTCTTCTCTTAAGTATCGCACTAATTCTTTATCAGTAGGTTGTACAGCATAGTTGTTCTTAAAGAAAATCTCATAACTATCACTGCCATACTTTCCTATACCATAAAGAACTGTAGCATCACTCTTGTCCCATGTCAAGTATTGATTGGACATCCTTCTAATTCGGTTTTCCCGAACGGCGACTAGTCCAAGTGGACGTATAACTTCGTATACTTCTTCGCTCGTACTTGCCAAGAACTTCTCACATGTGTCCCATCTAGATAAGAATTCAGGAAGGACCCTTTTTACCAACAATCTATGAGTCTGGTTCAACATGATCACCCCTACCATATGTTGCCACTCAGATGTGATCTGTTGCTGAACCATTAGATCGTCTCGCAATGGAACGACATTCATTACTTCCACCACCGCTCCCAAGGAAATCGAATAGAGACCGGATCTTCAATCTTGTTTATAGATTCCCCGAAGTAGTCGATACCTCCAAAGTCACTTGCTTCGTTATCTACCAAAACAGCAAACTTCACATTATGATTCCAGACTGAATCCCAAGCTTCTTTTTGATCCGGGAAGCAGCTATTAATCCAATCTTGTTTAACCCAATCAAAGGTCGCGCCGCTATCGTTGATGTCATCCACGATCAGGATATTTTTACGCTTTTTTGTATCCCAACGACTCTTTATGATAGGGCGATCATCCGACGAAACATACCCAAATGCATCTTCGGACATCCAGGCATTTTGTTCGGTATCAGGGGGATCGCTACGCAAACTTACTTTTAGTGTATGCATTGGAATATTCAAATAATGGCTAATCATTAGAGCAGGAACTAATCCTCCTCTGGTAATGCCTACAACATAATCAGGTCGAAACTGGTCTACCGTAATCTGTCTTATGATGTTATGAACAAGTTCATTGACGTTGTTGAAATGTATCTCTTTGCCCATTACGTCTTACCCTAACAGATCCTCATTCCAACATCTGTGGCCTTCACGAAAGGCCATATTACTTTGCGTTTCTCTTACCTCAACCCTGTAACACCAAAGACGATCGGCTTCACCTTGTCCCCACATTTCAGGAATGTAGACACCATTGATATACTTGTATAGCATATCAGCAAGACTCTCGCAACCCAACTTGGGAAGGATCGTCAACTTAGCCATCTTCTTTTCTTGTAGCAACTTGAACATCTCAAGTTCAGGATCATCTTCTGCGACAAGCAAGGTATGATCAAACTGATCTTCTAGAATCTTCTTGAGTTCCTTCATACCACCGTAGTCTGCACACCAGTTGCGGACATCGAGGTCGTTGGTTCCAAAGTAGAACTTCATGGAAAAACTGTAGCCATGAATGTTATTACAATGACTATCAGCACGCCACTGACGATAGGCGCACGGAAACGAATCATGATATTCTTTAGTACTCGTGTACTTGTAACTTACTGGTTGATTTGCCATATTTTAATCTCCTATATTAGCATAACATAGGCGGCAGAGTTTGTCAAGCGGGAATGACGCCAAGACCGCTGTTTATTTGATACGCTGAATAACTATGAATCCATGTCTGATCATAGTTGCATCGCATCCAATCCTATTTATCGTATTCTCAACCAGCTTAATCATTTTAATGCTGTTACCGCAGATGATAGTTAGTGGGAACTCATTCTGGTTCATTAGAACGAAGTTCTCCACTAACAGATCAACATCCTGGTGCTTAACGCTGTGAAGGTCTAGCTGGGCCATTGATATGATAAATTCCGTTAGCACTTACCCATGCGAGCGATACTAAGAAACTCTGCACGAGCAGCAGGGTCAGACTTGAATCCACCACCCAGCTTACACGTTACCGTGCTTGACCCTGTATCTTCTACACCGCGTGACTTGACACAATAGTGCTGGGCATCAATCATGACTGCAACATCTTGGGTTTCGAGAATGTAGCAAAGAGTGTGAAATACCTGTTCAGTAAGACGTTCTTGAATCTGAGGCCGCTTACTGAAATATTCCACTATCCTATTGATCTTGCTTAATCCAAGAACCTTTTCGTTTGGTACATATGCTACAGTAGCAAGACCGGAGATTACAATAAAATGATGCTCACAGTTAGATTGCACATTCACGTTGCGTTCAACGACCATCTCGTTGTACTTCATCTTGTTGTCAACTGTAGTACACTTGGGAAATGCTTCATAGTCGAGGCCCCAAAAGATTTCACCTACATACATTTTGGCAACACGCTTCGGAGTTTCAATAAGACTATCATCACTTAGGTCAAGCCCTAAGGTTTCCATGATATCCTTAAACTTGCGTTCAATGATCTCAATTTTGTCTGTTCTGCTGAGATTGTTTTCGATAGCGGGAGTTTCAACACCCATCTTTACAAGATGTTCGTGAACGAGACGACCCAATTCGGGGTCACATTTATTTTTATTAAAAGACATATGTTTTCCTTTCAAAGTATCTAACGTTAATACCCAACGGAGAGGTCACTCTCACTTTGTAGCCTTTGTGCTACATTATTATTTATCGCTTGACGTATATATCATTAAATTGTTTATTTACCCGAACAAAGGTTGTGCATTTGCTAAGGTGCTTAAGTTCACTTGCTCCGACGTAAGTGCAAGTACTACGGAGCCCGCCCAGAATATCCTTAACAGTATCTTCTACCGGACCCTTATAAGGAATCTCTACCGTGCGTCCTTCACTACTACGATAGTCAGCAACACTGCCGTGATGCTTATGCATAGCCGAATCGGAACTCATACCATAGAACTGTACTCGGTATTCGCAATCGCGAATGGGTTTACCTAGTTCACTAGAATATTCAGTTTTTACCCAGCGTTTGAATATTTTTCCGCCGCCCTCGTCGTGGCCAGCAAGCATTCCACCTAGCATCACGAAATCTGCACCGGCGCCGAACGCCTTGGCAACATCTCCTGGACAGGTGCAGCCTCCGTCGGCGATGATATGGCCACCAAGACCGTGAGCAGCATCACTGCACTCCACAATAGCACTAAGCTGAGGATAACCAACGCCAGTTTGAATACGAGTTGTGCAAACGCTCCCAGGCCCGATGCCCACCTTAACAATATCTGCTCCACGTAAAATTAACTCCTGTGTCATATCTGCGGTAACAACATTGCCCGCAATGATTGTATGAGCGGGGTATTCTTTTCTAACCTTAGCAACAAAGTCACCAAAGTGTTCGCTATATCCGTTAGCAACATCAATGCAGATAAAATGAATATAAGGATGCTTGTTTAATAGCATTTGCAAGCGTTCAAAATCTTTATCACTTGTGCCTGTACTGATAGCATATCTATCAGAATTTAACCCATGGGGAATTTCAATATTATCTTTGGTTAAGCAAGTAAATATGTCTTGAGTTTGCAATGCCAAAGCCATTTCGACGGTGCCTACACCATCCATGTTAGCAGCTATAATAGGGATACCATTCCAAACATGACCGCTATGCTTAAATGTATAGGTTCGATGCAGATGTACTTCTTTACGGCTAGCTAGTGTTGACCTTTTTGGCCGAATCAACACATCACCAAAGTCTAGCAGAATTTCGTTTTCAATATGCATTAGTACTTTGCTTCCTTAGAATACTTACGATAGTCAGTTGACATGCGTAACCACCCTTCACCTTTACCTTCAATGATATCAACGATGCGATCAACAGTACTATTAGTCCAGTCACTGATTTTACCCATATTTGGATGCGGTTTCCTGAGAAGAGGATCCAACTTATTGACTGCATCTTCTAACGACCATGGCGTATAGAGACGTTCATGATCATTTGCGAATGTTTCAGGGAACGAGCGATACGCTGGATAAAGTACGTTACAACCTAATGCATCTGCTTCGCTTACCGTGTTTGAGACCCAATCTTGCAATGCACAATTGAAGACTACACGACTATCGTTAAGAATCTCGTAATACTGATCCTTTTCGAGGTTTTCGTAGATAGTCAGCTTGCCGCTATCTTGCATCTTACGAGTACGGACCATGTAACTTTCATTGTTTGACTTCAGTGAACTACCACTACAAACAACGAACTCAACATCTTTACTGGGATATCTTTCACTCCATGCTTCAATCAAATCCATATAGAAGTCTGGCTGCTTCTCCTGATCCCATCTGGCCGAGAACACAACTCGCATACGACGATCAGTAAAAGCCTTAATCTTTTCTACTCGCCCAATAACTTCATACTTGCCAAAAGCAAGTCCTGAGATATTATAGATAGGAGCAGTCCAACCTGCAATCTTCATGTTCATGACCATTTCTTCACTGGTTGCGAGAATTGCACCCTTAGAGAAAGAAACGATGTCATTAACCATATGTTCGTAATTTCCCATCCACTTGTTCATGCCCCAGACATGAACAAAGTCATCTGGGTCGATAGTCTGTGCAAGACAACGAACAAAGATACGCGGACGTAGCTTATCGGGGACCTGATTCAAGATATACCCAAGACTCTCAAAGCCCGGCTGAAACATATCTTCGAAGTAGATTACGTCTTCGTTAGTAATTTCACCTTTTTGCATCATCGCTACCAGATTCATCATCTGACTCATGGCAAAATAGCTGCGACCATGTGCATCTAGTACTTGTCCGACAACAATCTTTTGACTGTTGCCTAGAGTTGTTCCGGGAACATAAACGACCTTGAGTTTACGGTCATGAAATACCCGACTGTTCCAGTCTGTAAGTTGTAGTGTGTAACGAGCGGTATAGGCCTCAAGCCCCATGTAGAATAGGTTACGCATTATGTTTTCTCTCTATGTCTTCTTCGTTGCATTCTGTGCCATATTGAATCTCGATGATCTTTAATGGACTGTCCGATGATGCGTTTGCCAGTTGGTGCCAGCTATCTTTGGGAACATTGATAATATCAAACCGTTCATGTACTGTTGGAACATCAGTTTGGCTTTTTAGCAGAGCTATCCCTTCTGCAACAAACCACAGTTCTGATCTATTTTTGTGCCGCTGCATACTCAAACATTTGCCCGGATCGATTACAAGTTCTTTGAGTTTCACTCCGGGATGCTGGTCGTGTAATACTCGATAATATCCCCAGCTACGATTTGTTTTGGGTACTTTCCATTCGTGTAGTAACTGACTTGAACTATTGGCTTTGTTACTGCCGCCAACACCAAATGCAAATTCGATGTTGTCATCATCTATATCCATTTCAGGAATATTTTCGATGGTACGGTCGCCTCCGTTAGCAAAGATTAGTTTCGAATCTGGAAACATATTTCTTGCTATTCGAATAGCATCTTTGCCGCTACCATCAGCATCATCGAATGTCCACACATAATCTACACCCAGTAAAGCTGCCATGATAGCCGATCTTTCTTGGTGTGACATGAATGGCCGATCCTTCTTACGTATCAGCCACTCATCACTATTGATTCCCACAACGAGAATGTCACCCAATGCACGCGCTGCATTGATATAACTCAAATGCCCGCTATGCAGTGGATCGAAGCCTCCCGTTACGATGACAACTACTTTATCCACGACGACTGGTTGTCGCCTGTTCTTTAAATCGTGCTAAATCAATTTCCCATTGATTCTTCACTGGCTTACCAGCAATAAATTTCTGATATTGCCGATAAACATAGCTCTTATTACTATATAGATCACGCTCATCGAATCCATAACCGAAATCTCGGCAGAAAGTACGATAATTATCAAGATCATCAAAAACCTGACGAACACGGACGGCATTAGACTTAATTGGGCTCTTAGACATTTTATATTCCTTTAGATGGGGATTGATTGAGAAGGACGAGTTGCATTATAGTAGATAGTGGCACCGTTCTCACCGTCTTCTGAAACAGTAATCTCAATGTCACGTTTTGGATAGCGAGTCGCAATCATATCATATAGTTCATCGCTAACCATTTCACACGAACGATAGTCTAGTTGCATCAGTCCATCATTGAAACTCTTTTCGAGCCAACGCTTGAACTGAATAAACTCTATATCTCGGTCGTTATGAAATACTTGTATTCCCACTGTAAAGTGGAAAATATGTCTGTGCGGGAAACCTAGAAAACTGACATCATATTCGTCTCCCGTTGCCAGACTCAGATCAGTATCTGCTCCCGGATACTTGTGGATACCTTCTCGCTGAAAAGTTACCCAGATCATGCGCTTTGCACGTTCCCTGATACGAACACGCTTTTCAGCCTGTGCTTGTTCTCTAACAGAGAGTATAGTTGTTACAGTATTTTCCATTAGTAATATCTCACTACCATATTTTTAATATAACACGGAGTCGTGTCGATTGCAAGTGTTTTATTCAATCTAGTACTTCCAAAATCGCATCGTCGCTATCTTCAACGACTTCTTCGATCTCTGGTTCCTCTTCTATAGTGAACAATTGACTGAACATCGTTTGTGCGTTGACGGTTTTCTTACCTGAGAAACCTTGACCAGCTTTAATCTGCTGCCAAAATGTATCATAATTGTCGATCATGCTAAGACTTTTTTGACGATCCTTCAGAGAAAAAATCTCATCAACAATGTCAGCAAATTTAAGGTGTCCGAGAGGATCCATAACCATCTTGGGTTTGACCCCAGTTTCATACCTGCGATTAGCTTCTTGAACAGCACTCATATGCTGATAGACGTTGTGAGCCTGAATCAATGTATAACTCAATGTATCCCAACTAGTCTTGGTCTCTTTGCCATGCTGACCCAAGAATCCCTGACCACGATAGCAAATGTCTTTCACCGTTAATAGATCAGTTACTGGACTATCTGTAAAGAACTTATGAATCTTATCTTGTAATACTGCATCGCTGAACTTGCGAGTATCTGTCGCATACTTCTTGTTTTCAGCAGTCTTCTCCATCGCATACGCCCACTTCTTACCATGCTCAAACGTATTGTTATTGTAAGCAAGACCTTTAGCAGCCGCAAAGAACGGACTAGCACAGTCAAAGGTGATCTGTAGTTTAGGATTGTGATATTTACGTATTGCTTTCTGAATATCTGTAAACAATACAGCATACTCCATGATCGAAGTTCCAAGACAGTGAACTAAGTCCTGCTTACCTTCTTCAAGATAACCATCATGAATGATGCCGACAAGACGCTTGAGCATCAGGTGGATATCGATCTTGTTTTGGCCGCCGAATGCCCAACCATTGAATGCACGATCTCCGTACACTGCTGTATCGCAGTACTTCTTCATCTCTTCATACCAAACGTCTGACTGAGTATGGTTGCGACCCTGTAGAACGTTCAGAAACTTGCAACGACCGTCACGATTAGCAACAAAATACTCATTGTTGATATGGGTAGCGGTGATAGCATCTTGAATAGTTGCAATGCCATGCATAGATATACCCGTACCCGGTATAGGCTTTTTAGTTACTGGGTCTTTTTTCTGAGTTTTTGGATCTTCAATGTGATAAGTTGTCAGGGATTGTGATGGAATATCAAGACACATACCATAGTCCATGTATTCGTCCATCCACTTAAGGACCTCAGTTCTTTTCTTCATCGCTCGGGGACAGTTAGGATCCTTCCAGTCAGCAGGCCACTGACACTTAAGAATCTGGAATCCACCTGAGTCCCCTAGAAGGAAAGTGTTCTTGCGATCACGCTTACGAATGATTGATTCGTTGTTGTCGTCCTTCGTGATATCTAGGTTAGCGTGACCAGCAGAGTACAGGCCCCACTTGTAAGTATACAAGCCTTCCTTCTCGTTAAGGAAGTTTAACTTCTCAACATCACCGTTGAATGCCGCAGGAATTCTCGCCGGGTCAAAATAGTTTTCACCTTCACGCTGCTTGCCAAGACCCGAGATGAAGAAAGACGAGACTGCTGGTAAAAACAACGCCCATTCTGGATCATGTGACGCCGAGAGATTAATTTGTTCCAAGTTTCGGCTCTTCTCTAACTAAGATTTGTACCATCTTGATCTTGTCATCAAGATTTTTTTTCTGTTCGATTAAGCCAGCGATAGTAGGATTGTGTTCTGCTAGTCTAGCAAGTTCAGTTTCTTCATGCATCTTTTTCTTAGCCCAATCAAGGATATTCGCCGCTTCAGGAGTTAGACTCACACTAGTATGCCCTTGTACAACCGATGTCCAAGATATGCCATCATATACTTCAAACCATTGAAAGTTGGCATTCCATCGAACATTCCCCGCACCCAAAGGACTCGATGTATGATTGAGGTAAGTTCCTGCCGGTGACCCTCCCTCGACCATTATATATCTATTGCCAACGACGGTCTTGATCATTACTTAGCCTGTGCAGGAAGATAATAATGATACTTAGAGATCGGATTGTCAACTACGATCTGGGCAACGCCTTGATCAGAGAAGCTGACAGTCTTATCACCGGGTAGATCCATGATCGCAAGAAAAACCTTCACAGGCCAATTCCAAGGACGTGAGAGACTTCCAGAGACATCTGACTGTAATACGAAATTGCCAGAGTGCGAAGACGGATCACCGAAATACACAACTAGGTTCTTATTTTCTGTCTTGGTCTTGAAGTGAAGGTCTTCACTGTGAACTGACGACTGCTTCTTTAGACGCTGGATGCCAGCAGTACTAGGATCGAACGAAACGTCCCAACTGGCGCCATTGAATGTTACCTTCTTGATCTTGTCTTCGACCAATGTCTTTGCCATCAGTCGATAGTCGTTAACGAAATCGCCCGTCTTAGTTTCGAAGTGAATACTTGCAGGAGCTGCCGCATCTTCCTTAGTTCCTCGCCCCACGTTGATAGTAGAAGTGTCGTCATAGTCATCGAACGACAAGATAGTCTTCAACTTCGACAAATTAGGCATGCCGAAGGTGCCAATAAATTCTGCGATCGGGGCCTTGAATGTCCCATTAACGATAACAGTCTTGTCGTCTGATACCGCAGAAACTAACGTTTCTGCATCAGTACCGACAATCTTCACGAGATCAACTACACCCAGACCATGAGTGTGTTGAATCAAATCAAGCAGATAATCTTTCATTTCTTTTTCCTTTGTAGTATTTAGGTATCTATATTGTGTAGAATATAGGAATTTATTACGATTGTCAAGGATGTTGTTAACCGAAACTGAACAGATCACTGAATGTACTGTTAGTGTTAGTATCTGTTCTGATATTCCAGTCAAGCACACCTAATAGGTTATCGATCTTCTCATCGACTAGCTTACGTTCCATTTCATTATCATCGAAAGGAAGTTCAAGGAACCACTGCGGTAGTCTAAGCTCATCGGTTGGATATGCAATCGAAGTCAACCCTAATGGATTTGCTTTGAGAGTACATACAACAACCTTCATACCATCTACGATCTTCTGACTATATTGGTCACCGTTCATCTTACGCAGGTAGTTATAATTGATGGCAGCTTTCGCATGTCCAACACTACACTGACCGGTCTTCTCGAACTGCGCTGTATGTTTAGTGAGATTGTTGACTGACTTAGGAGAACCTTTAGTCCAACTATCTTGTTCAGAAAGCCAAGTCTTGAATTCTCTGATCTTAGTGATAACCTCGTCGCGAGGAACGCCGCCCAGTACCTGCTCAAGCACTTCCATCAAGAACGTCTGAACATACTTAGGAGTATCTGCTCGTTTCAAGTCAAGACCCATAGCCTTGATCTCACCTATCTTACCATTCACATCTTTGCGCTTGCCTTCTTTATCAAAGATATTAATTGCATAACGCTTCTTTGTGATGAATAGAGTACGATCTCCGATCAGTTCACGACCAGCTTTGATGATCTCACCGTTCTTGCGGGGACAATGAAATGCCTTCTCCATGAAGCCTGGAAAACTATCGTTTGCGATATCAGCAATATTATCGTATAATTGTATGCATACTTCCTTGTTCCATTCAATCTCACCCTTATCGATCTGCGGTTTGATCGTATGATATGCAGAGAAATAGCAACTATCGGTGTCACCGTATACGATTGCATCACCGTCGTGTTGATATTTTTCAGTGATAGTCTCGTTGATCTGACTCATCATATGCTTTACGATCTGTCTACCAGACAACGTAACTGACTGCCCTATACGCTTATCATAGAACCTACAATGCTCATTGAGAAGCGCGCCGTATGCAGAGTTAAGCAAAATCTTACGAACAAGCTGTCGCTTGTCATAGTATTCATACATATCAGTGCCATACGCTTCTTTAGCTTGCTTCTGAAGTATTTTACGTTCAGAATACCAGCGTGAGAGCAATCCGGGAATGATGCCTTCTTTCTCGTATGTAAAGATGGTTCCGTTCGCTGATAGCATATAGGGCTTATGACTGTCAAAAATCATCTTCCAGATTTCAGCAGCAGACATCTCTTTTGATCGACCATCTTCATAATCGACGGTGAGCATAGTACCGCGTTCTTGGTTCATGATAGCAGTATATTCTAATGAACCGAATAGATTTTCCCAAAGAATAGCACCGATTACGGCTTCTGCATCGTCGCCGTTCTTTTTCTTACGCTTTTCTTTAGCAAGAGCAATGCTCTTTTCATGCATATACTGGTCAGTAAGGGTTTGACGAACCTGCCCGATAATAGTCTCTGGAGCCATGTTAAGGGCTCTGATGGCAGAGGGGTAGAGTGAGTTGATATCGACTGCGCCGACATATTCGTGAATCCCCGTCTTAGGTACAGCAACATACGCACCTGCTGCTTGTTGTCCGTCACTAAACGAATCCCTACGCTTCTTGTCAGGAACGATAAATCCTCGTTCATGTGCTTCATTATAAACTGCCATTTCAATCATGGCCACCGAACCCATAACAGTTGGTAGCAGTACGGTGTTTTCATGAGCTAGCGCATTCGCAAGATCAAGAAATTTGAGTTTGTTGTGGATCTTGAATACAAGCATAGTGTCTTGACGATTGTATTCTACGAAAGTTTTGAAGTCTCGGTTGTACAATTGATCCAGTGTGCCCTCATACTGGGTCTTGCGCTCACCTAGTTCGTATTCACCGATAGCATCGAGTGAATAACTATGTCGTGATTCATAATTATACTTCTTATACAATTGAAGATAGTCCATATGAATTCTACCAACTAGATCATATGTCTGTTCTTCTTTGCCGAATCGCTCGTATGTGCGAGTCTTTGGTAGTTGTCCCATGAGGCAGAACTTGCGAGTGTCATCTTTAGACATCACGCGAGTAATACGATTTACCATATATGGAATGTCGTATCCTTCTGAGTTCCAACCAGTCAATACATCTGCATCTTCGATCAGGTCAAAGAACGTCTCGAACATTTCAATTTCACTGCGAAACAGGAAAGTATTTGGGAAGTCTTTGACCAGTTCTTGGGCAGTCTCATCCGTCATGTGTTTCGGCGGAATAACTAACGTAACAAGCTGATCCAACCAATCAAGATAGCAACTGATCGCTGTTACTGGATTGAATGGATCTGAAGTTGGACTGAAGCCCTTTTCTGGATCAAAGTCAACTTCGATATCGAAGAAGCAAGTGTGAAGCTTTGGAGGTTCTGCTCTTAGGTAGTTTTCAGACAGACACCTAAAAACTACATTGACATCACTTTCAAATAGCTTTTTATTAGAATGGATCCTTCGCTCTTTTTCGAACTCACCGCGTTTACGGCTAGAAAAGCGAGTTACAGGATCACCATAGATAGAGCGATGCTTCCCTTTAGGATCCTGATAATAAAGAACATAGTTTGTAGGATATTCTTTATACGCTCGTTTCCCGTCGGCGCCCCGCTCAACTACACGAATGCGGTCAGCATTGCTATCTAATATCGCGTCAATATACATTAATCAGTACGACCAACAGTCTCCAGGATATTATTGAGTTCAGCGTTTTCGTCATTCGTCTCATTCAAACGAGCCTTATGAGCCACTTTAATCGCTTTCTTGAGTATACTTGACTTGATGTCAAGCTCTTCTGCGATTGCCTTAATAGTGTCGTTAAGACCTTCGTTTAGCGTTTCGATTTCTTGTAGAACGCCCATACCTTCATTGATTATTTGTACTAACTTCAACTTAGCTTCGGAATTAAATACTCTAGACATGTTTACTCCTTCTAGTCTGTTCAGTATATAGCTAACAGTAGAGTAAGTCAAGGTTTTTATTGGGCAGTGTACCCAATACTATTGGAAGATATAATTGTGATCCGCACCATATATCTTGATGTATTTTCCGGCTAAGAGGTCTGCCATCGCCTCAATAGGACTACCAGGATAACTGGAACCTGGCTTGATCATGTTAAGCTCACCTTGTCTTATATGGACAAGTTCGTGAAATACAGTTCTCAATATATCCACGAGATTACGATTCTTAGCATAAACCCAGATACTGTCGGAACCTGGCGTATGACCGCCAGTATGATGGTTGGTCTGGGCCTCTTCGGTGTCCATACTTAATTCGATTTTTACAGGATTCTGTAGGTTAATTTTCTTGCTGGCCCAATTGGCAAACTTCTGCACTTCATCAGCTAAATCAATTTCACTAGTTGTCTCGTTTAGCTTATTTTTTATCCAATGATCAGGTGTAGATTTGAATTTCTTTTTAAACAAGTCATGTAATGCTTTGCTGGTGATTTTGTGCTTACGAGCAATTTTTTTCATCAATGTGTCAATCGCATTATAATCATGCTTTGCGAGTGAGGGGAGTCTTTTGGCTAACTCTAACTCTGGCGCCTCGTTGATGCTCTCTCCGCCCCCGCCATCGCCACCTGACTCGCCCGAATCACTAACGCCAAAAAAGGTATACCCTGGATAGAAATATCCTCCATACGCCTTTTTCCCGGGCTTTTTTCTTTTACGCTTACGTTCGGTGATGAATTCAGTAGCTCTCATAATATATATATTTATCATTAGATATGGAAATGGCGACAATGTAATTGTCGCCACTCCGTTAGTCTATTTAGAAATTACGAGTTACCGAAACACCGACAGTTTCACTATCGAAAGTACCTCGAGTACGATAGTATCCTGCACCAAATGAGGTCTTGTCACTAAATGCATAAGAAAGTCCGAGATTCAACCGATCTTCATTGAGGTAGTCATTCGCAAATCCTTCACGGTGACGATATCCAGCAACCACTGACACTGGACCAAACACAGGCCTAGTAAGCTTCACGCCAACGCCCCAAAACTCACCGTTGTTGCCATCAGCGAGAACTCCACCCAATTCGCCATATACGGCAGTCTGGACGCCGAAGTAAGACGGGCCATCGACCCCTGCCTTGACAGAAAAGGCAGCTTGGAGTTCACCTTCACGAGCAGCTTGGTTAGCTTGAAGCTCGGCTCCGACGTTGACCTTTCCAATAGTATCCCAGGCTTCGACCCTATATTCAGTCGAATCAGCACGGGCGCCGCCCCGCGCATCACCAAAATGAACTTCACCTGTCACGGTCGGTTCTGCTAGGGCAGGGGTAGTAAAGGCAACTAGCGACATAGCCGCAGCGATAGCAAATAGATTCTTCATACTTTTTCCTTTGTTAAAAACTGACTACTGTTATCAATAGTCAGTGTTAATATATAGCACTGGCCCATGCTGTTGTCAATTTTTGTTTGCGAGTTCAAGTGATGTTATGTGCCCTTTTATAGCCATTTAAAAAGTGCCTCAGTTTTCACTGAGACACTCTGTAGTCGACGGGAATATGAACAGATTTAGCGATAAATGCTTTTCGGTGCAGGAGGTGCTGAGAAAGTATCAAGAACTTCGTTGAACTTTTCGAGGCTCTGTGAAGCCAGTTCTTGCATTTTTTCACGATCCATCGGCTTCATGTCGTTGTACCGATTCATGAATTGCAGAATGCTCCTCCGAGGAATTATAGATTTGTTCCCGTCCTTAAACGTGATCGGATAGTTCTTAAGGTCAATTGCTTTCTTAAGTTGCATGACAAGATGAGGAATCTTGTCCTGATCAGGATCGGGAGCTTCTTCTTCTTCTTTATCCCAATCGTCGTGAGCCGATTCGTTAAGCAATTCGTTGATCTTCATGTCGTATTCCTTTATATTATTTATCAAAGTGAAGCGAAATGCTCTTAGTAAATTTACTATAGCAAACTTCATTTCCGAAGTCAACTGATTTCGTTACCTACACGTCATTATTTTTATTGATAGCCTCGATCTTCCAAGCAGCCTTAGCCTCATCACGCTTTGCTTTGCGGATACGCAGCTTGCGGTGATTAGAACCGGGAGCAGGAAAGCAACAGTTGCAGTTGACGCCACCGATACCGACCTGAAGATGCTTATTCATATTGTATTCCCGTTGCGTCTGTCTATGATTCAATATAGCAAAATGGGTACCCGAAGTCAAGCCTTTTTTATCAATTCTCGCCAAAAAGGTCCTGAGATAGGTTCAGCACTTCTCTCTGGATATAACTGGCTGTTCAATTTTTCTATCCATTCTGGAGTCATGTGACGATTGCGATATTGTCTAGGGAAGATATGCACTTCTTGAGTTTGCGTGCCTTCGAAATCTTGTAAGGCGATCATTCGGTTTCTACCTTCGTGTCCCGAAACTCTAGCAGGACGAGAAAGATCACCGTCTTCCCATTCTTCAGGTATGTCTATCAATAGAAACGGAGCAGCAAGTTTTCCACCTTGTTCTAGATGTTGCAAGATAGCTTTTGAACTAGTTGGTTCTGTCAGGGGTGCGGCAAGCTCGAGGAAAACTGATGGACGCATACTGACACGCAGTCCCATGTAATTGACGTTTTGGTTGTTCGGGGTCGCGCCCCAACCATCTACGTTGTCCATTTGATGTTCTGTTAAAAATTCGTGCGCTCTCATTGTTTATCCAGACACAGGTTGATTATAAAATTGCATGATGGCATTAAATTTCTCTTCTCTATCAGATAATCCCCTCAAGCCTGAATTGATTGGTTTAGTGACTTCACGAGTATCTTTAAAATTACTAACTTTGGGTTGTACTCTAGTCTGCCAATACCATAGTGTTGCTTTAGCTGCGATGTCAGGACGTTCTAACAGTTCAGGATACTCTTCTAATGGAAGACCTAATGCTTCGCCTGCTTTCCTATAATTGTAACGACCGGTCAATTGAATGTATCCGCGACCACGATAGCGGGAGCCGTCACCTGGTTCAGTATTCCCGAGCATCTTAGCTTTCTGTGGATTGTATTGTATGTCATATCTTCTAAAATAAGTAGGCCCGCCAAACTCTTTTAGTGAAGTAAAGTTTTGAGTTTCATGGGCGCATTGTGCGATAAGTTGTGCTAACTCTGCGCCCTCAATACCGGCAATAGCAGCTTCTCTCCTAAGTGCCTTTGCTGTTGGATTATTGATAAGTGCATCAACTTGTCGCGTGATTTCTGAGCCAACTTTTGGTAGTTGTTTGCTGACTGGTCGAGTACTAGAAGCAGGAACAGGTTTCCCAGGGTCAGGAAGAAAAGTGTGGCCAGCTAAAGCGAGAGCACCGGCAGCCGCAAGCCCCTTTGCCGCGCCCTTCCAACCTTCGTCTAACTCTGACTCTTTCAGTGCTTGCTTGAGAAAGTTTGCCCCGATAACGACTGTATCGCCGACTTTTACTGATGCTTTCTTACCAGGAATTATCTCAGCATCAACGATTTGTATCTTGTACTTTCCTTTAGGCGAGATGTCAAGTATCTTACCTTTAAGGATGGAATAATGCGGATAGTTCTTGGTGAGATCAAGCATTCTACCTACTTCTTCATATATGAATTCAAACGCTCTCATCTTCTTGATGCCATTGTCCGACGGGCTACCCACTTATCACCGTCTTTTTTCACGTCGATATTTCTCCTAACGAAATCCGCTATTCCGGCGTCGGTCCCTCGGAATTCTTGCTCTATTTTTCTCGCAATGGCATACGGTAAGGTATTGATTGGATCGAGGGTCTCCATTTCGGTGTCTTTACCCAATAAATCTTTTATTTCTTCTGCCGAAGGTCGGATTGCTTCTTGCATATCAATACTAAATCTGCGAGCCTCGTCGTTCCAATTTATATAGTCATCACCACCACGATGAACTTTATCCCAATCAATCTCGCCGTCCTCGTCAGCATATTCTTCTTGCATTTGTTCGTAGTAATTGCTGTCCTGGTGTTCCCATTCAGATATCACATCCCACATATGATCTTTGGCAATCTCTGCAATCTGATTGATATACTTTTGTAATATTTCGTCAGGTGTGAATAACATGCTATCTTTGATCTCGGGTTCATTCTTAGAAAAGAATTCAAGCAATTTTGGAAATCTTTTAGTAAATAAATAATCTAGGGATACGTTAGAATCATCCTCGTCCATGAATTGACCTGTAGGGAAGTGCAGTTGGTATTTCTCTTTATCATGCTTCGGCTTCTTTGGAATAAGAATATACAGTTTACCTTGACGATTGTACTGATCAAAATAATTATCGCCTTTACTAGCAGCAGTGCACCAGTGTGTCTCGGCACCGTATCGGCAGGCGGCGGCTTCATCATGCGGAACAACGACAAGAACATCACCGTTTTCAAAGACTTTAGATGCTTGACCTTTTTCTTGTACTTTTGTCTCGGTGTTATCTATGGCATCCAGATCATAGTTCTCACGCATTTTGGTTTCAAAATCTCTATACGTCTTGAAACGATTTACATCAGAATCTTCTGGCTTGATCATTCTTCTTCTTTTACCAATGTCATAGATTCCCAATATATTACCACGATTCAAGTCCTCTAACTTGACACCGCCGTTGATATACATTCTCGCTAACCATGGGGTATATTGTTTATTTGGAGTAGGATCTTTTGTTTCAATCACACTCAGCAAGTCTTCTAGGAATCTCTGTCTGACTGTTGGATCTTTGATGAGGGGTCCCGACTTTGGTCGGTAATCAGAAGGCGGAGTGAAGGCAGGTTGAGCACCTGGAATGGTTACGGGTCTATCCATCTGAAGACTGATCAGACTACTTCTCACTTGATCAAGCGGACCCACAGATTGACCGCGATCGGCGATGAGGGCCTTCTCGGCTTTCTCACCCCCAGAGATCGTCTGAGCAGTTTTCTTACGATCATACTCAAATAGGAATTCACGGGCTCGCATAATGTATACTTTTTAACCCCAGCCCACGCTTGTATTGTTTTTTTGTGCGAATTGAATAATTTCAATAAGACGGTCTATGTATCTATCAATCTGAGCTTGACTAGTACCCATATCATACATTGATGCGCCGCGGCTGATGTGGGTGATTCCTTGATCGTCTGTCCATTTCTGGACAGAACGTCGTTCTTGTTTAGGGTCTACGGTGTATTGTTGTGTGTCTTTATTCTTTAAAAGAATTAACCTTCGCATCACATTGGGTAAATCTTTATTATATATGACTCCCGAATAGTCTGGGTCTAATCCCAACATCTGTTGAATGATTTTACCATTGGCATTGCTTACCTGAAGTTCCGGAGCATCTGACATAATATCTTCTTCTTTTCCTGTTCCCTTACAGTAAAAACATGGGTGTTCCCTGTCTTTTCCAGTACCATCACAATCTCGGCAATCTATCGTCACCTTGCGCTCCCAGTCAGAACCAGTCCAGTATTTTTCACCATCGCTGAATTCTTTTTCTACGACTGGATTAAATGTCATGCCCTCAGTTATAAATTCAAACGCTCTCATCGCTGTGCTTGATCAGGACGTCCAAATAGATGATTCATCTCTTCTTGACTAGCAGTATTTTCCGGAGTAGAGTTGTATGCTGTTGGATACAGTCTCTTGATTCTGTCAATTTCTGCAGGGATATTCCAACCGCCGCGCGCGATACCCATTTGGTCAGATGCATTCTTTAATTCTTCTGAACGTGACGATAGTGCATCAGCGATTTTCTTCATCAAGCCAGGAAACAAATCAGCGAATTGGTCTTCGCCCACGTTATAATCTTGTGTAGCATTCTTTAACTGACGAGTTCCGCTGTGCATCTGCCACTTGCCGTTTTTATCATCCATATTCTTTTTATCAACGATACTAATGATGGGGCCATCTCTTGAATAACGTTCGAACCAAGTTAAACCGCTGCTGCTTCCTGTGCAGAACTGTCCTTGAGCACCTTCTGCATTATTGAAGATATAGCAAGAACCATAGTTCAACGGAACGATAACATAATACCTGTCATCATCAATAAGAACGATTTGTTTAGAATCTTTCTTCATAGATGCCAACTTTTCAGCATCGGCAATTTTTCTTAATGCTGCACGATACTTTTCTTTGCGAACTACATTTTGTAGTTGTGCAATAGATGCAAAACGATTGAAGTCTTGATCTGCAGGATCAAGTAAGTTGCGAACACTCAATGCTTTCCAAGCACCTAATGCGTCGCCGCCTTCGCCGTTGATGTCTTCATAGTCGTTATTGTGATTGATGTACAACTTTGTTAGCCAACTATCAAATTTACCATCTCTTGATAAGTCGCCGTAGTTAGTGTTTGATAGAGTTCTATCAATCAATTCACTCCACATCTTAACTATATCTTCGTCGCTTGCTTTAGGTCCCAATCTTGCTAGCTTAGGTCCAGGAATGGTATGATCATGCTTAACAGCAATTGCTAGCATTTTTGCCATCTTAGGATCTTTGAGAATCTTCTCTGCTGGATTGGCTTCTGATAATTTAGTTCTTGATAATTGTTTCATGTCTAGCCTTCTTATGGGTGCAGCAACGATTGTTTTAGGTAATTCATGAGAGTTGTCAGTTTCTGTTGATCGCCGTTTGCGATATCATTAATCACTCTTCGCACACCCGCTTGATTTTGTGGTGCTCCTCTGCCATATCTGTCGAGACCTAAAGTAAAATTACCTGTTTCATCTGGATAAAAATGACTTGCTGTCAGATACAATGCGGGTTGTAATCTTTCTTTTATTTTAGCGGGGACATCTTTTGGATTGCTGATTAATTCTTGTTTTATGTTTTGTAAATTATTTAGGATCTCTAACTTCTGTTTTACTTTCTGGTAAGAATCGTTCTTTAATGCCGTACCAGTGACACCTTTAATGTCAGCGATTGCTTTATCTATATATTTTAGGTAGAGAGGACGTAATTTATACAATACTGCTTGCGTATTCTGTGACGGGGGTGCGTTTGGGTCTAATGTGTTTGGTTTCGTAATTTTTCTGGCGACGGCACGGTCCGCGCGTAATCTGTCTACAGGTCCCGTTGAATGAGAAGATGCCCCGCGGCCCCAGCTTGTCTGACCGGCACCAATAGCAGACCAGTAGTTTCTGATTTGGCCGATAGTTTCTTTGATTTGCCTAAATAAGACATTAATACTACCGTCACGAAATGTTGTTATGCCCTCTTTACTAGATAGCACAACTACCCACTGAGAACCATCCCACTTTATCGCACCGGTACCATCTTTACCTTGAATGAGTACATAGTTAGGTGATCTACTCTTGATGTCTGCCCAGGTTATTTTTTGTTCTTCTCTCCATTGAAGATCGTGCGACATAGCTAACTCTTTGTGTACGTACCTAACGAGTGCATCAGCGTATGGACTTCTACGAACGGCTGAAGTGATAGTTGAGTCTTCATCTAGAATTTCCTCAAGTAGACTAGTCATAGTACGATGGAGTGCTTCACGGGCAGGATCGTTCGCAGCAACTCTGTGTGTCACTCTCGGCTTAAGGATTTTGATGTTTTCTTTAAATAGTTCTGTGCTTCTCATTGTTATGCCCTTGTAGTCTTTAGGATGCTTCTCAACATCCATTGATGTTTAGCATGTGCGTCAATGCGACCTGCGATGAAATCGCAGATTCCTTGCTCGTCCGCCTCCTCAGCAACATGAAACGCTTGTTTATACATATCTAGAATAATAGCATTGTCTTGATATAGTTCTTCCATCATAAGCATTGCACGAGGAATCTTTGTTTGATCTTGGATCTGACTCAACTCGGCATAGCGAAGAATACTGCCAGGAGTATAACTGTCTTGTTGGCGAATGATTTCTGCTAATTTGTCAATAGTATTTTCATATACTTCTTCATAATATTTATCGAAGAACTTGTGATATTGAGGGAAATTTGGGCCCTCTACATTCCAGTGAAAATTCTGCGCCTTGATTGCCAAAGCGTATGTAGTAGCTAAAAGTGTCTTGAGTGTTTCCGTAAGCATGTTTATTATCCTATAGACTATTTATTCATTTACGAAGAAGTTCGCTAGCTTTAGTTTTCCAAACATCAGGAAACACGCCGTGAACCATTAAAACAAATGCAATCTTCCATGCACGATATAGATGCTCAAAATAGCCCTTGTTTATTTCTTCTAAATGTGACATTCTTATACCGAGTTATTACCAATCGGTATGTTAGCGACATCACTTGCTTTGATGTGAACTAGTCTTAACGCACCGGTTGCTCTTGGCTTCCAGTAACCAGTATTATGAATATGCATCATCATATAGTATAGATATGTAGGATCTAGTACATCAGTAGCAGTGACTTTGATTCCGATATTGTCTGGTGAAAAGGTTTTAGTTGGCGTGCCAACTGTAGATTCACTACCATTGCGTTGCAGCCAAAAGTCAGCATCAGGGAAGTTAGTCTTTACTGTGCATAGGTCTTTGAGCCTTGTTGACGACGACTCATTAGTCATCGCAGTGATTCTACGAGGGCCCTTACTCTTGAACATGTCATATTCTTGTTCGTAGGTAGTAGGGCCACCTACCATCTGCCCGCCGCTGCTACCAGCAGAGCCACCACCCTGTCCGGTACTAGCAGTCTCAGACAATGCTTTTCCTGCTCTACCGATCTTCATAAAACGAGTATACTCTGTTTCAGGATCGGTTAAATCTTTTTGTCCGTTGTAATAAGTTTTTCCTAGGGGAAACAGTTCATCGAATTCTTGTAAATCCTCTGTACTAATCATCACATCGTCTACATTATTTCTTGCCTGTAATAAGCATAGCATATTATAGGGAAGCTTAGTTAAGAATACCGGACCTGTTTCATTGCAACTAGTATTAATAACAACGCCTGGCTTTTCATAAACAACATCTTCTGCTTTTTGATGAATGAGTATTAACTTACCTTCATCATTTAATGTATCAAGTAATTCTTTGCTACGCATCAATGCTTCTTCGTCTGGCTCAACAAGTACAAGTTTATCAAACTGTACCCCAGCTTGTTCTAAGAAGATGCCAATGTTTCCATACCAACTACCTAATGCATATATAGTTCCTGCATTTTTACCTTTAAGACCTTTTGCTAACATCTTGCATAACCAAGTCTTGCTCTCAACTAAGTCTGGGGTAAAGCTACCTTCTAATGTATCCGGGCTCGCTTCTTCAAGTTCTTCTAGCTCATCAATAGATTCAACTAATACAAGTCTGTCAGTGTGATACGACTCGACAATACCCTCCGATTGAAGCTCGCGCATCGCAAGCACTAAGGGATGTATGCAAATGTCAGGCTCTGTTGATTCTTCCAAGATGGCATCCGTAGATTCCAACATCTTGATTTTATCAATAAAAGTGCTAATATCATTGAAGGTCATCCTATCTACCTTCGTTGCTGAGGCCCTTTATGATGGAACTCTCTTTCTTAACGACTCCTGCACGCTTTGGCTTGAACTTACGATAAGATTGTCCGGCGTTACCACCTTGTCCCATACCACCTGCGTATGCAGTGTCTTCTTCGATCTCACCGGCTGGCTTAGGACGATACGTTCTTCTTCCACCTGGTTGAACACCGACCGGACCTGATGTATCTGGCATCTCAGTTAGAATTTTCTTCCAGAAGCGATTCACGCTTTCAGCCATTGCATTAGGGTGATTTTTGTCATACATTTTTTCAGTATCTTTTGCCATTCCTTGTTTCAGTACTCGTAATACCTCTTCCTCATTTCCCTGCATCTGGCGAAGCGCCTTCAAAGTAAGAATTGGATCAAGTGGAACGGCTGCGCCATATCGAATATAATCGAGTAGTCTCGGTGATACTATCTTTAATCTTGCATAAGCGTCATCGTGTTCCGGTGTGATGAATCCGCCTGTTTGATTAGCAGTTGTCTGCGTATCGCTTATTTCGCTGATTGGCCCGTTAAACTGACGATCTCTTGAACACCCATCCGTATTAATCTTTATAACCTGCTCTGTCGCGAGTGTTCTATTATAATCTTCTTGTACGTGTGGTCTAACTCGATCATATACGGCATCAAACAGCTTTTTGATGTCAACCCCTGCGTTTTCTGCTTCGGCTTTTATTGCATCGAGAATCATAGAGTTGCTAGGGTTTGGACCTATATAATCCACGATGTATTGAACTAACTGGTCAAACGTCATACGGTTGTGCCATTTTTCTGAGGCTTCTCGCAATTCTTGCTTCTTGATCTCGTAGGTCTTTTTTGGATACTTTTTCTTCATCAGGTTGACAGCGTTTTCCGCATCTTTGGGATCAACATACTTGACAGTTGGCTTGTCGTTAACATAGATCACCGAAACTAACTCACTTTCAGATAGCATGATGCCCTGCAATATGGCGCTTTCATTATTTTTGCTCTTATTTCCCCAATTACTTGCGCCCTTCTTACGGCATTGAACTAACGCACCTGATGCATACGCACTTGGCCATACTTTGTATCGTGCTTTAACTTTATGATAGCAAGCATCCTGCTTTTCATTAATCATTGATTCATGCACAATAGGTCCACGACAGTTTGGGCATTCGTTGAATGGAATATCTTGATTCATCATGTCTTCGTTCTTTTTCTTTCCGGCACAGTGTGCTTTTTGACTAAAGCCTTTTGGATTAGAGCAATTGATACTATCTTTGTATGATTGACTCCACTTTTCGTTTAATTGAATATCTTCGTTTGTCTTTTTCTTAGTAGCTACATTTTTAGCCTGGCCTCTACGTTCTGGGTTTGGATCTTCTCTGCGCTTCTTACTAGCAGCATACTTACGACCCTTCTTACCTAAATTCTGTGCTTTCTTCTGCGGGAGACATTTAGGCTTACCTTCACTGTCATCACCTCTTGCACAAGCACCACGAATCTTGCCGTCAGGACCAAAACGAACCCACTTCTCTTTGAACCACTTACGTAGATTCTCGTCAAGCTGTTCAATGTCACCGAATTCGTCACTAGTCATTTAGTCGGCCTTCTTGTTCTTATCTTTTTCAGTGATTGGTCCGCCTGTTACCCAAGCCTTGCAACTACGACTGCCTGCACACTTGAAGTGTAAGAAGTTACAGTAACCCAGATCACTTAAATTGATAGTAGCATTAGGATCAATGTTGTCTTCATCACCTTTGATGCCAGTCGCAATGCAGTCACGCATACTATCACTAACATCAAATGCTGCACAATTTCCGCACATCATTGACTTAGCAGTAGGTTCGTCTACTTTAAATACTTTGCTTAAATCTTTCCAGTATGAGCCGGGCTTGTTTGGATTAGCAGGGCCGTACAAGTATTCGTCAATCGCAGTTTGACGATTCTTAAGATTTAAATTGATATCATGGGTGGCACGAGGACAACCTTTTTGAACTGCTTCTAAGAGGTTGATGAGGTTACGCACTTAGCTT